GTACTGCAAAGATTCACAGACACATCGCAAACCAACGGAAGGATTTCCTGCAGAAGAAGTCTACAGAGATAGCCAATCAGTATTCTTTTGTCTGTGTGGAAGACCTTAATATGAAGGCAATGGCAAACCGGGGATTCGGGAATGGAAAAGCGACCCTGGATAACGGATACGGGATGTTCTTAACCATGCTTGATTATAAGTTAAGAGACAGAGGCGGCCAGCTGATAAAAGTCGGCCGGTTCTTTCCATCGAGTCAGTTATGCAGCCATTGCGGTTTTAAGAACCCGCTGGTAAAGAATCTGTCTATCAGGCATTGGGACTGCCCAAACTGTGGGACAACTGGCATCGACAGAGATGTAAATGCAGCAAAGAATATCAAAAAAGAAGGTCTTAGACTGCTCACAGCCTAAGATACAAATATATAAGTAGGGGTGGAACACGCCAAACTTAACGCTTGTGGAGATTTTAGGAAAACTGCCAATGGGTGTGATAATAACTGGGGTCGATGAGGCAAGAAGCTCTGACTTCTGCACGGAGTGTAAGTTAGAGTAGTTCACTATTTCATACTATATATGAAAAAGAGAAAGGAGACATGCTGGTAAAAAAGCATAAGGAAAAAAATGAAAAAGAAAATCTTACGAATTACCCCTGTTATCATCCTATTTTGTGTCTATCTATGTGGATATGTATATTTTTCAGTGCATTTCCTGCCTAAGACAATCATAAATGGGAATAGATGTGGAATGAAAACGGTAAAAGAAGGAAATGACTTAGAAAAGAAAAGAATGAGAGACTACCAGATCATCATGAGATTAAATAACAGCGAATGCATTCTTATGAATAAAGATGTCCCTTATGTGCGGTCAGATGTACGATCCGAAATGAAAGATATTCTAAAAAAACAAAAAAAATTCGCATGGTTCCTTCATCTAAAGGATAAGAAGGTGTTTCATATTGGTAAATATGTAGTAGATGAAGATGCATTAAAATCCTCATTAAATACGTTTACATTTATACATCCAGAAGATATTCAGCAACCAGAAAATGCAAAGTTAAAATTTAATAAGAAAACCCAAAGATACAAAATAATAGAAGCGGTATCTGGAAATAAAATAAATTTCCAGAAACTGATCAGTGGAGTAAAAAGGACAGCAGAAACAAAGAAAACATATTTTGATGCATCAAAATGTTATCCCCAAGCAAGAGTTGATTCTAAATCAAAACAACTTTTAGAGGCAAAGAAAACTTTGGATGCCTACCTTTCCTGTACAATCCAATATAAGTCCGGTACAAAGAATAAAAAAACATTGAATGCAGATACAATTCATGAATTCTTATGTTGGGATAAAGATTTCAACGTATGGATAAATGAGAGTTTGGTAAAAGATTATGTAGAAAAAGAACTCTATCATGTCTTTAATACTGTAGGAGCAAAACGAACAATACATTCTCCAGGCAGCGGCAAATTTACGATATCTGGAGGAACTTATGGAAATCAGATAGATATAGAAGCAGAAACGAAAGAAATAATAAAAAATATAAAAAATAGCAAAATGATAACAAGGGAACCTAAGTATTTCATAAAAGTAACTGGTTCAAACAATGGTATAGGAAAAAATTATGTTGATGTTAATATATCTAAACAAAAACTATGGTATATAAGAAAAAATAAAATAGTATTTTCATCGGATATAGTAACCGGAGATCCGACAACAGGACATTCTACCCCAACAGGTATGTATTATGTAGAATTTAAGAAGACTGATTATACAATGAGAAAATATAATGCACATGTCAATTACTGGATGCCAATCGATACCGGAACAGGTGTAGGATTGCATGATGCAAGTTGGAGAGGAAGTTTTGGCGGAGAGATTTATCATGGTAATGGCTCTCACGGCTGTATCAATATGCCGACTTCAAAGGCTCTGTCCTTTATCATATGCTCCCGGTAAATACGCCAGTAATTGTTCATTAGAAAAGGAAAATAGGAGAAATTTTATGGAAAAAGACCATTTTAAGGACCGCACAAAAGAAACGACTTTAATTACTGCCATACATATTGGAGAATTTGCGTTTATCTGTGAAAAGAAAGCACAGACATATGCAAAAGAATTATCTGACTTAACAGTTGTCAAGATTACACAGATTCTTACGAAACATGATCATCCTCGTGGAATCAAGGTAAAAGGAACGGTTTATGAGCCGTATAAAAATGGATATAAAAAGACAAATAGAGAAGCAATTGGCAGAATTGTTTATCTAGCAGAAAAATAAGCCAATAGTCGATAATACCGGCTGTTAAAGATAAAGCCCCCAAAACTTATTGTCTTGGGGGCTTTAAGAAGATTTTGCCTAAAGTTTTAAATACTCTTCCTCTGTTATAATCGGTATTCCAAGTTCCTTTGCTTTTTTATTCTTTCCTGATGTCGAAGCAGCATCATTATTGATTAAATAATCTGTGTTTTTAGATACAGAACCACTTACTTTTCCACCTTTTTCTTCAATATCTTGTGTCAGTTGTTTTCTATTCTTAAAATGTGTAACTGCCCCAGTAACAACAAAACGTTTTCCTGCTACCGAAGACTGAAATGTATTCTCTGTCAAAACAACATTATCATCCGTAATTGTTAAGACACTTAAAAGATTATTATATTCTGTTACATTTTTCTCGTTTTCAAAATACTCCTGAATACTTTTTACAATAACTTCACCGATTCCTGATACTTCAGAAAAAGCTATGCTTTCTGGAGATTTTGTCCATATTTTTTCGAAAAGTGTTGTCTTTTTAATATCAGGATATTTTTTAGCAAAAGTATCAAATAATTTTGCAACATGATGTCCGACATTGACAATTCCAAGAGAGGATAAAAGATTTTGAAATGGAATTTCTTCCTTCTCTTTAATCGCTGCGAGAATATTTGAAACTTTTTTATCTCCAAATCCTTCCCATGATTTCATCTCTTCCTTATATGCACTTAAAGAAAATAGGTCAGACAATTCATGAATAAAACCATGTGCAATGATAGGTTCTAAAGTTGCTTCAGATAAGCCTACTATATTCATATGGTCTCTATCTGTAAAATGAGCGAATTTTTTAATCTTTTTTGCTGGGCAGTCTGGATTAGTACAGTATAAAAATTCCGATGTATTATCCTCATTACATTTCCTCTCTGTCTTTTCACCACATACGGGACATGTTTCAGGGATAACTATATGTTTTCCATTTTTTGTTAAGTTCTGATCAATTTGCGGAATGATCATATTACTTTTATATATAGTGATCATGTCTTCATATCCTAACTGCAGATTCTGAAGAACCCTAATATTGTGAACAGAAGCCCTTTTTACAATTGTCCCTTCTAATTCTACGGGATCAAATATTGCTACAGGATTTATAAGTCCAGTACGGCTTGCAGACCATTCGACATCCCGAAGTGTTGTTTCTGCAGTATCATCTTTCCACTTAAAAGCAATGGAATGTTTAGGAAACTTCCCTGTCATACCAAGTGATTGCCCATAAGGAATATCATTGTATGCTAACACAAGGCCATCTGTAGGCAATGGATTTTCTGTAACATAAGATTCAATCTTATCAATTGTTGCTACAATATCTTCTGCATGAACAATACAATGTTGCACAGGTATAAATCCCTCATTTTTCAAGAAAGAAAATGCATCTATAACTGTTTTTATTCCAAGTTCATCACTGTTTGCCAGTTCAAATGGGCAAAATTGGATACAACGTTTTGCTGCCTCCATTGAAGAAAGCTGTCGCACACTACCACTTGCAAGATTTCGCGGATTCTTGTATGGTTCTTTTCCTGCCGGTAAAGACTCATTAATCCTTTTAAAATCCTCATAAGAAATGACTGCTTCTCCACGTACCACAATTTTACGAGTATCTTTAATACATAGTGGGATATTTCGGAAAAAACGAGCATTGTGCGTAACATCTTCCCCTACGATCCCGTTTCCTCTAGTAACTGCCTGATTTAAAAAACCATCTTCATAAGTAAGCACAACTGTCAATCCGTCCAGTTTCCATGATAGGACCGCTTCTTTTTCACCAATCCAAGCTGGTAAAGTTTTTCTATCCTTAGTTTTATCTAACGATAATGCTGGATAGACATGTTTTACTTTCGCAAGATTACTAACAACTGTATATCCTACAAACATTGCTGGACTGCCAGAAAGAACGACTCCATTTTTCTTTTCTAATCCTGCAAGTTCATCATATAAGGTGTCATATTCTTTGTTAGTCATAATTTCTCTGTCTTCCTGATAATATGCTCGTGCGGCCTCATTAAGTCTGTTTGTTAAAAATTGTTGTCTTTCCATTTCTTTTTCTCCTATTAAATCAAAAAATTTCAACAATACCGATTTTTTTATCCTCCTTTCATCGGCATATATTTGTCACTTATAGTATGTGTTTTCAAAAAGAAAATAACATTTTATCCATACCCACAGACTTTCATACTATATCGGTAACAAGTTTTTAAGATGATGCAGAGGTAATATCCACAATCTCTTTTTATAAAAAACTAAGAAAGGATAATATCAAATATAGAGAATGTAATGATAAAAACAATGATGAAGAGGAGAAAAGAGGATGAATAATAGCCTGATTGATGATTTTTTGTATAAGGCAAAAATAATGGATACTGGCGAATGGATAGAGGGTTTTGTCATAAAGAAACAGGAATTCTTTTATTTGTATGAAACGTTACCTTCAGGCTCAACATTCCGTTGTCTGTAGCTGAATGCTTTCTAAAAATTTTTCCACAGAAAAACGGGGCGTATTAATTAATATATCATACTTTCTATAGAAGAAAATTTTTGATTCTTATTATTTTTATGGAAAGGAGGAAGCCATGGACAACAAAATAATATAAGGATTCCCCTTTCTCAACATCAGTAGGTAGGGGAGGAATTATCTAAAATTCACTAAGCGTCGGTGGCGGGCGGAGAGAGATTGGTATCCCCCACTGACAAGAGACTTAAGCAACAGTTGGATTTTCCCGATATTCAGGCTCCGTTAAACTTACCGACTGTGGATTAAAACAATTGGACAAAATATCTATGAAATTATACCAGCTACAATTTGTCAATATACTGGATTAAAAGACAGTAGCGGAAATAAAATTTGGGAAAATGATATTCTTATGAGAAATCAAGATCCGAATGATTTATACAAAATAGTATTTGGAGAATTCGATGTTATTAATACAGATAATTTAAAAGTAGTCACTAAAGTAATTGGCTGGCATTGCAGAGTATTAAAAACAGATGGATCAAATGAATGTATTCCATTTTGTTTACCTATACCTCTTTCAAAACGTTTTATAAAGAGAGCAATACTCGAAGTCGTAGGGAATACAATTAATCGCAGCAATTCGGAAAAATGATATTTTATTTTTATCTGTAAAATTTCATACTATTTTTGTATCAGATTATAGAGATGATGTGGAGGAGATAATTATCCACATCATCTTTTTTTTGTGAAAGAGAGGAAAATTATGGGAAACAAAATCTTGATGAGATTAGAAGCAACTAGCAACAAGGAAATCATGGAAAAATATGGCTGTAAGAGACAAGAAATAGGAGATCAGGTTATGGAAGAATTTCGGCCATTAGTTCCAAGCAGATTAGATGATCACCAGCCGGTTGAATTTTGTGATGAATCAACTGGAAGACCACTTTTTACAATATATCCAGCTATTGGAAAAGCAATCTTTAAAAATGGAAAAATCTTATATAAGACGTTGACTGGAAATTTTTTATTTTCAATCATTGGATATTAAAAAAGAAAGAGATGTGGATATAAAAGGCTATCTGATGGATTCTAAAATGAATAAGAGGATTATAGTGCAAAGAGAATGCGAAATTTCGCAAAGATACCGGTATATTCTTATTACACTGTAATCCTAGACTTAAAACAGGTAGCTTAATCCGGAAGGAAATCTATTCTTTCCGGATTTTTTACAATCGATTTTCTTCGACAAAAAAACTTATACAGAAAAATCAGTCAATCTAAAATTCTGACATACTATATATGAGAAAGTTAGTGCGAATCGGAAGCAACATAAAAATCCCGGGAGATTCGCACTACAAAAATTAAAAATATTGTTCTTGCTTTTCTAAAAAATAGAAATGCGAAAGGTGACAATGCCTAATTTTTATATAAACTTTCTAAATAAAACAGCAAAATCGCTATCAATTTTATGCGATTTCGCTGTCGCACCCTTCACGGGTGCGTGGATTAAAATGATTTAACAGATAAGTAATGGCGAATAAATTTTGTCGCACCCTTCGTGGGTGTGTGGATTAAAATAGTGAAATCCGAAGGTATTTACACTATAAACCATGGTCGCATCCCTCGCGGATGCGTGGATTAGAATATGAGTGCATGGATTGGAATAAAATCATAGATAAAATTAAGATGCAAACAAAAGTATAAAATAACGAATGAGGTGAAATTATGATTAAAAAAAATAATGCACAGGAAAAAGCGATTCAGACAATTAGTGGACAACTAATACTCGTTGCCTGTCCAGGAGCCGGAAAAACAACAACTTTATTGCGCCGTATAAATTATATGATTACAAAAAGAAATATTAATCCTTTAAACATCCTAATGATTACCTTTACAAAAGCAGCGGCCGATGAAATGAATAAACGCTATGCTAGGATGTTTGGTAAAAACCCAGGAGTAACCTTTTGTACGATTCATTCCTTTTGTCTTGCTATTACCAAAAAATTCTCTCTCAAAAAACTTTCTGTTTTGTCCGAGTTAGAAAAATATACATTCTTCAGAGATAAAATACGCTATAATGCTTCAATTGCTGATAAGGATGCTTTTATTTCTGATATTATCCTTGATATTTCCATTTTAAAAAACAATATGCTCTCTGTTAGTGAGTATTCTCCAAATTGTACAGTTAATAAAGACTTATTTCAAGGACTCTATACAGATTACGAAGATTATAAGGAGAAAAAAGGAAAGATGGATTATGATGACATACTACTCATTGCAAGAGATATTTTATTAAATAATAATATAGCATTGCAATGGCTCCGCGAACGATACCAGTACATACAGGTAGATGAGTATCAGGATACAAATTATTTACAAAGAGATATTATCTATCAGATAGCCGGAAAAACAGGAAATCTTGCTGTTGTCGGAGATGATGACCAATCAATTTATGCTTTTCGTGGAGCAAGACCAGAAATCATGCTTAATTTTACCAAAGATTTCCCTAATGCAGCCTTAATTAATATGAGTACTAATTATAGGTCTCTTAAAAACATCATTCACGATGCAGATTTACTGATAAAACAGAATCAAGTCCGTTTCGCTAAAGATTTTATAGGGTTCCGGGAAGCAGATGGATGTGTAAAATATATTAATTATAAAGATAATACATCACAGGTTGATACAATCGTAAAAAAGATTCAGGAAATGATAGAAAAAGGGGAAGATCCTAATGATATCGCTATTCTTTATAGAATAAATAAAGAATCAATGCCATTTGCTGAAAAATTTATAGCTAAAAAAATGCAATTTCAATGTAACGAAAAACTGATGAGTAAATATGATCATTGGATGTTTCAAGATATTCTTGCGTATCATGAGGTGGCTACAGGGAATGATGTAGATGGAGTATTTTTCGAAAAATATTGAATCACCCTAATCGATTTTTCTTCGGAAAAACATTTTCTGATGTCAGACCAGATATCAATCTGCTTATAACTGCCATTATGCGACAAAAGAAAAAAGAACAGTGGCAGATAAATAAAGCAATCGACAAGGCATATGATCTATTCCGCAATCTTAATATTTTGAAGGAGGCAGCTCCGGAAGACTTCTTGACCTGTTTATGGAAGGATGTTGGTTACAAGGATTTTATTCGTGAATATGCAAAGTCTCGCAATATGGAACCAAAAGAATTAAAAGAAATATGGGACGATTATAAAAAAGAAGCAAAAAACTATAAAACTTGGGAAGAATGGAAAAAGGCAATTGAAATATATCGTATTAAATTAGCAGAAGCTAATCAGAGCAAAGGCGGCATCACTCTTTCTACTATGCATCGATCCAAAGGCTTAGAATGGAAAAATGTATTTATTATTGACTGTGTAGAAGGAATTTATCCATTTGAGAAAGCAACAAAACCAGAACAAATAGAAGAGGAGCGGAGATTATTTTATGTTGCAATGACCCGTGCCAAAGACAATCTCTACTTAACTTCTTATGATAAGAAAAATGGTAAGAATCAAACAGTTTCTCGATTCTTGTCCAATTATGTAAAAAACAAATAACACTTAGAAATCAGAAAAAGACCAGACCATAACTGGTCTTTTTTGTATTTTTTCTAAAAAAATCATACTATTAACAGATAAAAAAGGAGAGTTCAACAAAAAATATTTCTACAGAAAAATCGAATAAGCGAGATTTCTGTCATACTATATAAGAAAGGAGGACAGACTTTATAAAAAACAAGAATTCTCCTGCCTCTTTGGGCTATGGGATGAATTGTAGGATACATATAACGTCAGTGATGAGCGAAAAAAAACGGTATCCCACTGACCACAGCCGGGAGAAATATCGGCATTCAGCTCCGCATAAAGGATACCGGCTGGGGATTAAAACAATGGAAGGAGGGGTGTTTTACAAGAATATGAAGTGCAACTCAGATTTTGTTAATAACTTCGGAGTAAAGTCTGGAGTATTAATCGCTTGTAAGAATAGTATTTTAATAAAATAAGAGAATAGGAGAATTAAATTATGTATATTGTAGCTGGTATTATTGTTGCTATTGTAGTATTTCTTTCAGTAGGTTATGTTAAATCCCCGCCAAATACAGCCACTATTATTTCTGGTCCAGGAAAGCATCCAAGGGTATTGATTGGTAAAGCTGGCTTTAAGATCCCTTTTTTGGAAAGAGTAGACCGGATGGGGATTGGGCAGATTGATATTGATATTGAGACAGAGGATTACATACCAACAAAAGATTTTATTAATATTCAGGTGGATGCTATCGCTCAGGTTGCTGTTGATACATCTCCGGAGAATATCGAAATCGCAATGCGAAATTTCCTTAATAAGAGTTCTGATGACGTAAGAAACACGATCACAAAATCTCTCCAGGGAAATTTGCGAGAGATCATAGGCACAATGGAGTTAAAGGATATTTGCCAAAATAAAGCTGAATTTTCTGAGCAAGTAAAATCTAATGCCAAAGAAGATATCGCACAACTGGGTATCTGTATCTTATCTTTTAATGTACAAAATATTAAGGATAAGGATGGACTTATTAATGATCTTGGAATTGACAATAGAGAACAGATCAGCAAATCAGCTTCCATTGCAAAAGCATATGCAAGTAAAGAAGTAGCTATCGAAGAGGCAAAAGCAAATAATGAATCAAACATCGAAAAAATAAAAACAGAAACAGAAATTGCTGAAAGAGAAAATGCATTAGCTATTAAAAAAGCAGCATTAAAGTTAAATGAAGATACCGCCAGAGCTAAAGCAGATGCAGCATATAAGATACAGGAAGAAGCTTCCCGAAAAGAAATAGAGATTCAAGCACAGGAAGCAAATATTGCAAGAAGAGAAAAAGAGATTGAATTACAGGAGAAAGAAGCTGCGGTTGCCGAAAAGAAATTGGATGCGGAAGTTCGTAAGAAAGCAGAAGCGGATAAATATGCAGAAATGCAGAAAGCTGATGCTGAATTATACAAGCGTCAGAAAGAAGCCGAAGCGAAATTATTTGAACAGGAAAAAGATGCGGCCGCTATTGAAGCCCGTGGACAGGCTGAATCCCGTGCTATCCAGTTGAAAGGTGAGGCAGAAGCGAAAGCAATGGATTTAAAAGCCGAGGCGATGAAGAAATATGGTGATGCTGCCATTACAGAAATGATTGTCAAAATCCTTCCGGATATGGCAAAAGCTATTGCGGAGCCAATCAGTTCCATTGACAAAGTAACGGTGATTGGCGGTGACAGCAACGGAGTTTCTGATATGGCAGGAAATGTTCCGGCAGTCCTTATGAAAGTCATGGAATCAATGAAAGAGACTACAGGAGTTGATCTGAAAGGTATCATCGAAGCAAATAGCAAGGAAGCAAAAACAGATAGAAATATCACTATCCGAGAATTGGAAAGAAACGATATTCCAGAAACTGTAGAACAGGAAACTAAATAAGTAGCAAGACAACTGGTGGTACATCTCAAAGTTAAGAAAGAAAAGCCTCCCTTTTCAGAAATCCTGATTAGGGAGGCTTTTGTTAAGCATTTCTTATTTAATTTGGTAAATTTGTCCATCATCTGTTAATACAGTAATTCCTTGTTTTACCAATTCTTTTGCTTTTTTTTCATTTACAACATGCAATGGACGAGAGATACTTTCTGAAATAATTTTTCCTGATGTTCTGTCTTGATTTTTTATACCAGCCTCTTTGTCTAGGTATTTATCAATTTTATCTTTTGGAGCTTCATATGTAATGTAGAGGTGAAACTCTCCTTCTTTGTCATACAAAAAAGTATCTCCAGACATTGCATCATCTGAAAAAGTAACTACAACATCTGGGTCATCCGTATCATATTCCTTTTCAAATCCCGGATTTTTTGAACCTTTTAATACATAAATATCTTTATTTTTAGTTTCTGATATTCCTGCAATCTGTTCAATTTTCTTTGCTGTATAATCTTTTTTGCTATAATTCACAGGACGAAGCTGAAGGTAGGCATAAATACCAAATAGCAGCATTAAAAATGCAATGATTGCAACTAAAATCATAATTCTCTTTTTCTTTTTCATTTTAATTCTTCCTTTCCTTGTTTTACGGTTGTTTTAACTCAATTAGCGAGAAATCTCCTCAGAGATTTAAGCGGTGGCTAATTGACTTCCTTTATCCTTTTTTTGAGATAATGGATACGGGTTGTAATGTGTAATGCTGGATGATTGGCATAACATATTCATCGTCATCAGCTTCGACAATATTGTATTTATCAATTGTATGGTCATATTTAAGGACCGTGATATCTTCTTTACAAGATTCTGGATACATCAAGTTTATACATCTTGGAATGATTGCTATGTACGGATATGCTCCGGATTCATTGATGTCAGCCATGTTTGCTTCCGCATATTCAATAGCTTTGTCTTTATCAATAAAATAAGCAGCATTAAAATCATAAATATCATAGAGCCGTCCCCAGCCAATTTCGAATTCTTTGTATTCGTTCAGTGTTTTCTTTTCCCAAACAGGATGCTGAACTTTACAGATTTCAAATAATTTCTGCCATCTTTTGTCATCACGTTTGTGAATATCAATAGCAGAAAGGATAAAAATTTTTGAATTTGCCATAGAAATTATCTCCTTTATGTTAATTTTTATATTTTAATCCCCAGCCGGTATTTCTTCCGGCAGTGATTCACTTCCTGTCAGTGGGGGATACCGTTTTTTCGCCCACCACTGACGTTACACGAATTTTACAATTCATCCCACAACCTAAAGAGACAGGGAGAATCCTTGCTTTTTTATAAAAACGTTCTCCTTTCTTATATAGTATGACAGAAATCTTGCTTATCTGATTTTTCTGTATAAATTTTTTTATCTAACCTCCTTGGAGAGTCGGACATATTTTATAAAAAGATTTTTTGTTAAATCTCCAGCCGGTATCCTTTATTCTTGCTTTTTATAAAGTCTGCCCTCCTTTCATATATAGTATGTCAGAATGTAGAAAAGAGCATGTTTAATCCGCAGCCGGTATCCTTTATGCCGAGGCTGAATGTCGATATTTCTTCCGGCAAGGCTTAATCTCATATCAGAGAGGAATTCCTTTCATATCTTGATTCTATCATACTAATAATGAAGACCTGTGCTGGAAAAAGTAAGGCAACTTATCAACCTCGCAATATTATATTTATAAAGAAAGGATATTGTTATGAGAAAAAAGTTTAAAAAAATGTTAGGCTTATCTCTTTCTGCTTTAATGATGGGATCTGTTGCGCTTCCAAGTGCCACCTATATCGTTCATGCAGAATCTATAAGTACAAAAACTCCAGGCTCTGCTATTTCTAATGGAAATGAAATTTCTACAGATTCATCAACTGATGTTCCATCTAAGGATTCTAATACAAACGTTGGAACAGATAGTGGCTCTGAAGAATGCACAAATCACGTATTAAAAAAGGTCTATGGAACACCTGCTTCATGCACAGAAGAGGGAACAAAGACACATTATGTATGTGATGTATGTGGAAAATTATTTCTGGATGAAAATGGAGAAAATGAGGTGAGTGAAGAGGAGATTAAAATTCCTGAAGCTCATGAATGGAATACTCCAACTTATGACTGGAGCGGAGCAGAAGTAACAGGCGATTCCACAGAATTACCTTCTGAACCAGATGGTCATACTGTAACTGCTAAGACAACATGCAAGTTATGCGGTGAAGAGCTTACAGAAACAGAAGAATTTTCTACAGATACAGTCCATACTGCAGATTGTACAAAAGATCCTGTTGTGAAAAGGTATGCAACGGATTTTGTAAATAGTGCATTTACAAATAATTCTGTGACATATAATACAGGAGAAACAAACGAAGAGCATAATTTCACAGAATTTTCTGATCAAATTGCAACACCTGCAACATGCACAGAAAAAGCCCAGTATTATCTGAAATGTTCGGATTGTGATGTAATCAGTACGAATGAAACAGATGAAAAGGAAGAGGATGAACCACTCGGACATTCCTTTACCGATAAACCATCTAATGTACAGGCAGCTGCCGGTACATGTGGAAGTAACACATATTATGTGCAGTGCGACCGCTGTGATGCAGTAAGCGATACTAAAACAGTAGTCGTTGGTGAAGCTACTAATCATTTAAATACAGTCGTTATTAATCAGAAAGATGCTACTTGTACAAAACCGGGGTACACTGGAGATACTGTATGTGATCAGTGTGGAGCATTAATTAAAAAAGGGGAAGAGATTCCAGCAACCGGGCATAAAACAAGCAATAAAGTATCAGACAAGATTGCAAAAGAAGCAACCTGTACGACACCGGCAAAATATTATCTTCTTTGTGATACGTGTAATGAAGTAACAGAAAATACAAAGGAAGTTGGGAAACCAAATGGACATTCCTTTACAAACAAAGATTCCGGAAAAGTAAAAGACGAAGCAACTTGCACATCTCCTGCAATACATTATGTTCAGTGTGATAATTGTGATGAAATAAGTACAGATAAAACAATCGAGATTGGAAGCACCGATGCTGATAATCACGGAAATATTGTACTGAAAAATGACAAAAAGGCAACTTGTAAAGACGAAGGTTATACTGGCGATGAGTATTGTGAAGATTGCGGCAAACTTGTGAAAACAGGAACAAAAATTCCTGTAACTAACGAACATACATGGGATGCTGGAAAAATTACCAAGGCTGCTACTTGTACTCAGGCAGGAGAAAAAACCTATACTTGCTCTGTCTGTGGGGCAACAAAGAAAGAAATCATTAAAAAAACAGAGCATAAATGGGCTCCAAGAACAGAAACAAAGGTTTCCGGCAAGGATGTTGTTACTACAACAAAGAAAACATATGACCAGTGCAGTGTATGTAAATCTGTCAGAAATATGAAAACAGTAAATTCTGTTCGTATTAAAACTCCTTCTGTAACTTTAAAAGCTGGTAAAAAATCTTTCACAGCAAAGACAAAAAAACTTTCTGGCATTAATGGCTATCAGATTAGATATTCTGTTAAAAAGAATATGAAAAAATCGAAGACCGTTACAACAAAGAAGACCTCCAAGACAGTAAAGAAACTCATTTCTAAAAAGAAATATTATGTACAGGTTCGTGCATACAAGACTGTAAATGGCAAGAAAGTTTTTTCTTCCTGGTCAAAAGTTAAAAATATTACAACAAAAAAATAATCTCTATCAACAGCACAGGTGGACCGGTCAGATATGGCCGGTCTTTTATTGTGTGGAAAAACAGTGCAGTTCTCGAATCTAACATACTAATAGAAACGGAAAGGAGATTTAGTATGATAGGAATATTAACAGAAAAACCATCCGCAGCAAGAAACTTTGCAAAAGCACTGCTCGCAAAGAAAAACGGACAAAATTTTAAAGGAAATTTTGAAGGAAATGATATTATTATTGTCCATTCATACGGACATCTATATGGTTTGGTATATCCAAGATATCAAGTGCCGAAAGAAAAAGAATTACGATATGCGAGTTGGAACATTCAATACCTTCCATGGGATGATAACGATATTTGTTGGAAAAAAGCCCCGCTCCCAAAAACAAAAGAAGCAATCGAAAACATAAAACAACATTAGAAAACTGCTCTGAGATTGTTATCGCGACAGATAATGATCCTTCTGGAGAAGGTGATTTATTAGCGGGTGAAATCCTATTAGGAACGCATCTTGATGCAAAAAAACTTTCCAGAATGTATTTTGCTGACGAATCTGTAAAATCCATTCAAAAAGCTTTTTTAAATCGGAAAACAATCCCCAAATTACAAGATAATCCGGAATTTAAAAAGGGATTATACAGAGAACGATTAGATTTTTTATCCATGCAGCATACCCGTATTGCTACTTATTATTCTGGATGCAACGCAGTACTTCGGCAGGGGCGTTTAAAATCAGTTATGAATAATCTCGTTGGAAAGCAATTTGAGGCTATAGACGCATATAAAAAAATTCCTTATTATCAGAATCGTTTTAAAGATGAAAATGGGAATGTGTATATTAATGCGGAAGAGGAAATGTATCCAAATAAAAATGATGTACCAGCAATTTATACTACCTCAAGTGTTATTATTGACGAAAAACAGATTAAACATACCGCTCCGCCGCGTTTATTAGACTTAGCAGGGCTTTCTTCTGCATTATCAAAAAAATTTGGAGCGAATACTGTTCTGCGAACTTATCAGAAAATGTACGAAAAACAAATTGTATCCTATCCAAGAACAGAAGATAAATATATATCTCCAGAACAGTTTAAGGAATTACTACCAGATATTGATAAGATCGCAATTTTAGTAGGTGTGGATTCTTCGTTGTTAACCCATCGGCAACCGAGAAAAACTCATGTAAAAGCAGGAGGCGCACATGGAGCAAACCGTCCAGGAACTAACGTTCCGTCTTCTATGGATAGTTTACAGCAATTTGGTGATGGGGCAGAAGATATTTACCGAATCCTTGCTTTAAATACATTAGCTATGTTTGCAGAAGATTATGAATATATCCAAGAAAAAGGACATCTCAAAAAATATCCAAACTTTCAATGCGTTACCAATATCCCACATAAACAAGGATTTAAAAGAATTTTTTGTGATCAAGACGAACAGGATAAAACAACCGGAAAAGTACTTGGCAGTAATGCTGTACCATTTATACACGAAGGATTTCCCAAGCCACCCGTTCGCCCAACTATGAAATGGCTTATGAAACAATTAGAAAAGTGCGATGTCGGCACTGGTGCTACACGTACAAGTATTTATGCAGAGATCACTCAACAATCAGGAAAATCAGATTATCCATTGCTCCATGATGCCAAAGGGAAAATAACCATGACGGAATACGGAAGACTGAGTTATAAACTTACGGAAGGAACACATATTGCAGATATAAAAATGACTGAAAAAATGCAGCAAACGATGAGAGAAGTTGCTGATAACCGATTAGATTTAACAGAAGAATTGCATCAAATGAGAAATATCGTAGCAGACGATATAAAAACTGTCAAAAAAAACGCTGCAAGACTGAATATCACCATTCCTGATAAGCAAGAGGTTATTACCGGTTTGTGGCAGGGAATTTCTGTTGCAATCAAACCTACATGGGGCGGTCATAAGTGGACTAAAGAAGAAATAAACAAGCTTTTTGCAGGGGAAGAAGTTATTATTTATGGGTTACAAGCAAAAGATGGAAAAAAATATGATGTAAAAGGGAAATTAGCAAGACAAAAATATGAAGGAAAAGAATACGTTGGCTTTGCTGTTACAAAGTATATGAGTGAAGACAGAATTTCTGGAATGTGGAATAACGAGATGGTATCTATTAAAAAAGAGTGGAATGGCCATACTTGGACAAAAGAAGAGTTGGCAGATTTATTTGATGGAAAAGAAATTGTTGTTCGTGGCTTATGTGGGAAAGATGGAAAAAAATATGATGTGAAAGGAAAATTAGCAAAGCAAACATATAAAGGAAAAAAATATGTCGGGTTGACTATTACGGAATATATGGATGAGGATAGAGTCACTGGAATATGGAATGGCAGGAGAATTTCCATCAAAAAAGAATGGAACGGTCACACTTGGACAAGTGGGGAGTTAAAATCTTTGTTTGCAGGAGAAAAAATTACTGTATATGGATTCAGAGGAAAAAATAAAAAAGAATATGGTGTCGTAGGAAAACTAAGCGAACAAAGTTATAATGGCCGGAAGTTTGTAGGATTTAAGCGACTTGGTTTTGCAGATAATTAATTGTAGAAAGGAATGGATATAAAAATGAGAAAAAAAATTATATCATATACTACACAGTTACTTCTCATTCTCTTTCTGAGCTCTTCCTGCATTTACCTTGCAAAAGAAATATCTCGTACTGCAAAAGAAACTGAATTAACAGAACCTATCGCTACCAAAGATTTTGTCTTCCGTTCTGTTTTAGATAAAAAAAATCCAGGAACATTATCTATCAAGGGAAATGATAATGAAGTTATAAATGTATATTTATTGGAAGGAACACTCTATAAAACTATAGCGGTGAAAAAAGGTGAGATGAAAAAAGTACGACTTCCATCAGGATATTATGAAATATCAAGAGCTGGAGGTCCTTCTTATTGGATGATCGTATGTCCAGAAGGTAAAACCATCTTAGAATAACAGATATCTAACAAAAAAATGCCGTGCAAAAAAAACTTCTACAGAAAAATGCATTCATAAAAAAATCTAACATACTATTAGTGTACAAAGAAATTAGCGATACAAAAAAATCGCAGGTAATCACAGAAGGAGAAATTATCATGACAAAAAACATCTTAAAGAACAAAATCGATTTTGTAGCATTTATCTCAGTAAGAGGGGCAAACCCGAATGGCGATCCCAATAATGAAAATCTCCCACGTACTGATGATGAAATGTATGGAGAAATGTCCAGTGGATGTATCCACAGAAAAATCCGCAATCGTATGCAGGATATGGGGCATAAAATCTATGTACAGTCTGAAGAACGTACAGATGATGGATATGTTTGTTTAAGTGATCGTGCAAAAGCATTGTTCTCCGAACCAAATAATATCGATAAATGCAGAGAAGAAGCTTGTGAAAAATGGCTTGATGTCAGAGCATTTGGTCAGGTATTTGCACTTCCAAAGGGAAATGTTTCTTTTGGAGTTCGTGGTCCAGTTACGACTCACGAGGCTTATAGTATTGATCCAGTTGTGATTGATACCTATGGCATTACCAAATCTGTTAATGCATTGCCACCGAAAAATGAGACATCTATGAGTTCAGACCGTATGGGTTCAAAGTCCTGTGTCAAGTACGGTTTATATGTGCTGAAAGGTGCTATCAATGTCCAGATGGCAAGAAAAACTGGTTTTACAGAAGATGATGCTGAGATTGTAAAAAAAGCATTAGCTACATTATTTGTAAATGACGCATCTGCTGCAAGACCAGAAGGTTCCATGGAAGTTGTGAAATTATACTGGTTTAAACACAATAACGAAACTGGACAGTATTCATCTGCTCAAGTACATCGTTCTGTTACAGCACATTTAAAAGATGGCTGTATTAATCCAAAAAGTATTGATGATTACGAAATTGTTTGCAATGAACTTCCAGGGCTTGCGTGTGAAGATGTCGAAGGTACTTGTTAAAGTTCATCAAAAAAACCGTAGCATCAGTAAGGTGAAAATTTAACAGAAAATCTTTTTTATAAAACCTGTCCAACTTTCCAAGAAAGTTAGATACAAAATTTCTGACATACTATATATGAAAAGAGGGCAGGTTTTATAAATTTAGGTAACGGGATGAATTATAAAATTAATGTACGTCAGTGGCAGCCGGAAAGAACATCGGCATTCAGCTTCGCACAAGGGAACTGGCTGGGAATTAAAATATCGACTGTGGATAAATATGCTACAAAAAATATATATCACAAAAATGTGTGGATTATGGGATAGAGATAGATAAACGGAGGAAAAAGATGAACGGAATTGAATTTGAAGTTACCGGAAGAAAAGGGTTATTTACCTGCCCGGAATTTAAAGTAGGCGGAGAAAAATGTACTTTGCAGATACCAACATATGAAGCTCTGAAAGGTATTACTAAATCAATTTATTGGAAACCTACAATTACGTGGGTCATTGACGCAGTGCGTATCATGAATCCGATACGAATGGAGTCTACGGGCATAATCCTGCCTAAAATGAAAAGCAACAAGAATGATATTGCAATTTACACATATTTAAAGGACTGCCGGTATCAGGTAAAAGCCCATTTTATCTTTAACAAAAATCGCCCAGAATATAAAAATGACTGGAACGAGACTAAACATCAAGAAATTGCTGAAAGAATGATTGCGAAAGGCGGTCGGCAGGACATCTTTTTAGGGACTAGAGAATGTCAGGGCTATGTAAAACCTTGCAAGTTTGGTGAGGGTAAAGGATTCTACGACGATTTTAGCGAATTGCCATTTGGTTTAATGTATCACGGAATGACATATCCTGACGAAGCATACTCCAAAGAAACGAGAAGATGTGTAACGATGCGTATGTGGCAGCCAATTATGCGTAACGGAATTATCGAGTTTGCTAAACCAAAAGACTGTATACTTACAAAAAGAATATGTGATATGCAGCCAAAGAAATTTGAATTAAAGGAGGAGCACTAGAATGAGCTTATTGCAAAAATTGGTTGAATCTTATGACCATATGGCGGATAAATATGCCGGATTATACATAGATACTATGCGTGAGCCATTGGCTCCTATTTCTCATACATTACAAAATGCGCAAATCGAAATAACAATAAACGATGAGGGAGAATTTGTTGAAGCAGCATTAATCTCTAAAAAAGAAGGGAGAACTTTAATTCCAGTCACTTTAAAATCCGCAAACAGAACCATTAAAAAAAGTCCGCATCCTTTCGCGGAACAGTTGGAATTTTTGTCTGGATTTGATACTGATTTACAGGAGTCTTATCTTGGACAGTTAAAAGATTGGGATGAATCAGCTTGCGGAAATAAATTTACTCATGCCGTTTATATGTATGTTGCAAAGAACTGTATCATTCATGATCTATATGCCGTTAAAATTTTAGAATCGGAAAGTAAAGCGGATATGGATAAGAAAAAGCTGCAATCTACAGTTTACAAGAAATGTTTGGTCCGCTGGAAAATAAAAGATGTTTTAACTAACGAGGTTACCGATACATGGAAATCAAAGGAAATGTTCCAAAGTTTTATCTCTTATTACAATGCGATTATTACAAAAGAATCTAAGATTGGATTATGTATGATTACAGGAAAAAATGTTCCTTTAACAAATTTACATGCAAAAAATATCTACCCTTTGCAATCCGGTGCAAAATTGATTTCCTCGAACGACAAACAAGAATTTACATTTCGTGGCACTTTTGTAAAAGATTCAGAAGATTTTCTTACCGTAGGTTATGAAGCATCACAGAAAGCCCACAATATGCTTCGATGGCTATTAAACAACTTTGGATTAATTATCGGCAATAAAATGTATCTCTACTGGTGCCCGCAAGGAAAATATGTGCCATCGCCATTTGAAGATATTACAAATGATGAAGATATTATAAGCGACAAAGAAGTATTATTCCATAGTATTTTTCAGTCAGATATTAAAGAACTTACGGAGAAAGATGATGTTATCATCGCATCATTTGAATCTTTAACAACTGGAAGAGTAGCCTTAACATATTATACAGAAGTGCCAGCAAATGATTTCGTTAGAAGAATTAAAAGCTGGAGGGAATCCTTTGTTCCATCGGGAACTTCATGGAGACCGTCATTATATACAATAACAAGATATGCATATGGGATGGAGCGGAATGGAAAAATAGATATCACAGATGGAAATTACACAAAACACTTAGAAGAACTGTTGCAGTGTGAACTTTTTGACGAACCATTTTCTATCTCTCTAAAAAATATACTTGTTACAAAAGCCTCATACCCCAAAAAGTACAAATCCCTGAAAAACAGAAGATATTTAACATATATCGCTGCATTAGTTACTAGAAAGTATATAAATGACAAGGCTGGAAAGGAAGTATATACAATGATATTGGATGTAGATAACAATGATATCAACTACCTAATGGGAAGATTACTGGCTGTCTACGAAAAAGCAGAATTAGATACCTATACAGCCGAAGAGCTAAAATGCCGCATCCCGAATGCAGTACGGTATCAAATAATGTATGCACAGCGTCCGGCAGCAACATTGATCATATTGCAACGAAAGATTGTACCATACTTAAACAAGTTAAAAAGGAGAAAATATAATTTATATATGAAATACCAGAATCTTTTCCACGAAATTTACGAAAAGATGGATGGAAGAGATACAGGGTTAAATACAAAATTAAACGATGCATATATCTTAGGATATTACCATCAAAAAGAAAGTTTTTATCAAAAAGAAGAAAAACCAGAACAAATTGCTATCTAAAGTATGTAGTGTGGGAGAAACGCAAATCTATCATACTTATAATATAAGAATAGAAAGGAGAAGCACATAGGCTAACCAAGATAACAGATTAAGAACCATGTGCAAAAATAACTATGGAATACAATGAAATCAAAAAAACAAACAAGGTACTTCTTAAAGGAAAGATTATTGATACACTTGAAATTGCTTACGAATGTTTTGGAGAAAATTTCTTAAAAACTAAACTTTCATGTAAACGCAGTTCAGGCACAGAAGACATTCTTCCTGTAATCTTCCCAGAAAGAATTGGAAATATTGAAAGCATTCAGCCAGGCACTTGCATTGAGATTAATGGAGAGATTAGGACTTGCAATAAACATGACTCTGACAAGAATAAACTACTTATTAATGTTTATTGTAACGAATTTAATATCATTCAAGAGGAAGAGTTTTATCCGTCAGATGATATCGAGTTAAATGGTTATATCTGTAAGGAACCGGTCTATAGAAAGACTCCATTAGGCAGAGAAATCGCAGATCTTTTATTGGCTGTAAACAGAAAATTCGGAAAATCTGATTATATCCCATGCATTACCTGGTCAAGAAATGCCCGTTTTGTTAATGAACTTCCGGTAGGAAGCAATATCCAAGTGTCAGGCAGATTACAGAGCCGCAAGTATATTAAAAGAACTGAAGACGGAACAGAAGTAACAAAGACAGCGTATGAGGTATCGATTAATCGCATTCGCCTTATCGAAAAAGCTTCTCCAAAAGAAAACTTAGAGACTCCAGATGAGTCATGTGAAGTTCAGTCCACTCCGGCTTAAAAATAAATATAATCAATAGAAAGAAAGGTGTAATTATGACATATGAAGAATTTTGTACCAAAAAGGAAATTGTAACAAATAATTTTAGAAAAGATAAATGGAGAACAGAAAGCGGCTCCTTTACCTATCCTCGTGGAAAGAAAACACTTGATACCTTAAAAGATATTATTGATATTGTATTTGAGGAAGATGAATTAAAAATTGAAAAAGAAATGACTTTAAAAGGAGAAGGCGTTGTTGGAACCGTTCTTTTAGCTTCTATCCACATTACTAAAAACGAAAAAAAACTTCTCCGATACATTACTTTTATCATCACAGACCATTTATTTGCTATAAATTCTATTGAAAAAACAACGGGAGTGTTGCTCGCAAATATCTTATATGGCGGAGTTATGGAAAATACATATATCGATACGGAAGATACTTCTATTATTAATGAACCGGATATTGTTTCTACGGAAGATGATGTCTTTCATGACAGTGAATCAGTAGAATCGGAAGCAGGAATTGATATTGAGGTGAATTCTTCATCGGAATCTGAGATGACAGTTTTACCAGAAGAAGACTCTGCAGATAAGTCATCTGGAAGTAAAATTTCTCATGAAGGAACTGCAGATTTTATGCCAACTGATATAGAGGATTTCGAAGATAATCTTCCATTTATCTAAAAGTTCACAGTAGCTTACCCTCGGTTGTTATTTTTATAGCAACTGGGGGTAGAATAAAGAAAAAGAGGAAAAATCATGAATAAGAAAAAAATGACAACCATTATATTAGTGATGTTATCAATTGCTTTATGTAATGGCTGCGGACAAAATACCACATTAACGGAAGCAAAACAATATGTTTCAGTAGGCAATTATAAAGGATTACAAGTTGATAAGGTAGAGGTAGCCACGGTAACAGATTCTGATGTGGAGAATCATATCCAAAATATCTTAGATGGTGAAACCGAGTACGTAAAAATCAAAACAGATCGAGCAGCTAAAAAAGGCGATAAAGTCACAATTGATTATACTGGAACCGTAAAAGGAAAAACTTTTGATGGCGGCACTGCTAAAAATCAAGAGGTAACGATTGGTTCAAATACATATATTCCAGCAAATGGCAAATATAAAGGATTTGAAGAACAACTTATCGGGCATAAAAAAGAGGAAACCTTTAATATCCACGTAAAATTCCCAAATGATTATGGTGTAAAAAATTTAAATGGACAACCTGCTACATTCAAAGTAAAGTTAAAATCTATTGCAGTAAAAAAGGAAGCTAAATTGAATGATTCTTGGGTGAAAAAACATAGTGATTCATCTAAAACGGTAAAAGAGTATAAAAAGGAAATTAGAAAAGAGCTTGAAACAGAAAACAAACAGAATGCAGAAAGCGAACTTGAAACAGAGGTAACAGAGGCTCTTGAAAAAGTAGTCAAAAAGAAAAAGAATTTTAGCAAAGAAAAAGTATCTGCTGCAGAGGAAAATATCAAGACAAATTATGAGAATTATGCTCATTCAGCTGGCGTAAGTTTCGAAGAATTTCTTTCCAATTATATGCATCAATCAGAAAGCGAATATGAAAAAACAGTAAAAAAATATGCTCAAAAGAATGTCTTGCTTTCTTATGCGTATACAATTATTGCTGATAAAGAAGATATTCATCCTTCCGACAAAGAAATTGAACAGGAAGTAAATGATGGAATGAAAAGTGGTGGATATGCCAGTAAAGAAGCATTCCTTAAAGAACATTCCAGAGAAGAAATCAGAGATTATCTTACAGGGAATCAAGTAGTAAAATGGCTTACAAAAAATTGCAAACAGACAACACAAAATAATACAAAATAAGTGGAAAAGTCTCCAGTATATGGGGACTTTTTTGTTTTCTAATCTATCATACTATACATAAGGAGGAAAAAAATAATGATTCATTTCAACTTAAGAAAAGGAATTTTGACTTGCGGATATTTTATTCTATTTATTGCATCAGGAATCCATGTATCTGCTGCTTGTACAAATACAAATAACAACTTAAACGAAGTTGCACAACCTTTTTTAACGGGAACATCTCCTTATGAATCACACACACAAGGGATGTGTATTGCCGAAAACTATATCGTATGGACTAGAACTTCGGATTCTGATTCTAGCGAAACAACATATGTCATTCTTGATCTGAAATCAAAGGAGGAAAAAGGACATTATACATTTCATACAGGACACAGCAATTCTCTAACCTATAACAGCAAGAAGAAAGAATTAGCAGTAGTTACAGACGGATATGTTTATTTATTTGACTTTAATGATGGTAAAATGACACAAAAAGATTCTTTTGCTCTATCAGTACACGGATGTAAAGTTGCCTATGTATCATCTAAAGATTATTATGTTGTTTCTACCGGTCCAAGAGTTTTTAAAACAAAGAATTTTAAGGATTTAGATCTATTATTTCAAATGGATGAAAAAGGAACAAATCAAGGAATGGGGTCTGATGGAGAAAATCTTTATATCATCTGGTATGAACCGGGAAATAATAAAATTGAAGAGTATTCTTTAGATGGAAAATATATACGAACACTTTCTGCTGCTGGAGATTCTTTTAGCGAAATTGAAGAGCTTGATTTTCAAAAAGGTAATATGTATCTCAATAATACACAGTCTGGCACAAGTAACGGAATTTATCTCGTTCCAGCCGAACATCACTTTAGTAAATTTAAAACTGTCATAAAGAAAACCTGCTTAAAAGATGGAAAAAAAGAGCGAATATGCAGCGGCTGCGGATTAAAAGAAAGTAAAATAATTCATTCTATAGGCCATCATAAGGAAAGTGACTGGATTATAAAAAAAGAGGCTTCTTGCGAGAAAGATGGCTTTAAGATAAAAATATGTACTGTATGCAAAAAAGAGCTAAAAAAAGAAAAAATCCCTGCTACCGGACATAATTTTTCTGAATGGAAACAAATACAAGAGCCTACTGTATTTGAAAAGGGAATAGAAAAAAGGATCTGTGTTTATTGTCACAAAGAAGAAACACAAGAAGAAGATATGCTTACTCCAACAATTTCCTTAGATAATTACGATGTGGAAATGGCATGGTATGAAAAAGGTTATCAATTAAATTGGGAATTAGAAAAAGGAGACTACATAACAGAGATTTTTAGTCGGGATAATAAAAAAGCCAAAGTAAGCACGGATGGATATATTACTCCTAAATTTCCTGGCAAGACTGATATCATTATTAAAACAAAAACAGGACTTACTGCCACTTGTCATGTCAAGATTAAATTATCTTCGTTTACTCCTTTTTAAAAATCTTTTTATAAAAAAGCCAGAAAATTGATTTTTGGCTTTTTTTTATTTGCTTTGATAATATTCCATACTAATAATGAATGAATTATAGCGATGAGAGGAGAGAAAAAAAGATATTGCTACATTCAAAAACTGATAACAAACAAAAAATATTTAATACAAGAGGAAAAAAATATGAATATTAAAGAAATGAATGAAGAAATTATTGAAAAAACAGCAGGAAATGAGACAGATAACCGTTTAAAGATCCTCGAATTATTCGGAGGAATCGGTGCTCCAAGAAAAGCGTTGCAAAATATTGGATACTCTATTAAATCGTTAGACTATGTGGAAATTCTGCCATATGCAGTTATGGCATATAATTCTATATTTGATATCCGCTATACACCACAGGATATTCGGCTCTGGAATATGAAATGTGATGTCTTGGTGCATGGTTCTCCGTGTCAGGATTGGTCCAAGAACGGACTTAATAATGTAAATACTGGACGAAGTATCTTGTACGAAAGAACTTTACAAATACTAAATCCTAATCCAGAAAATGGATATTCCGAATTGGTTTCACCTCCTAAAATCGTAGTATGGGAAAATGTTCCAAATTTGGTTCATAGACACCGGGAACATTTTGATCATTACCTTGAGACAATGGAATCATACGGTTACAAGAACTATTGGGATATCCTCAAAGCTTCTGACTATGGGATTGCTCAGGCGAGAGACAGAGTATATGTTGTGTCTACAAAGTCAGATATTCCTTTTACTTTCCCGGAAAAGAAGCCACTTAAAAAAGATATCCAGGATTATTTAGATTTTTCTGCGGATTTTGAAGAAAATACACCTAGTGAAAATGAAAAAAACATCTTTTTCCGAAAGGAAGATGGAACTTTATGTGTACGTGAAGCTACTAAATTAGGATACAAAGAACTGGCTGAATATGATGTTATTAATTTGGAATTCCCAAATTCTAAGACCAGACGCGGTCGTGTAGGGCATAAAATCGCAAAGACAATTACGACAAGTCCTCGACAGGCAGTTTATTATAATGATAAAGTGCGAATGCTCACGGCTAAAGAACATCTACGTCTAATGGGATTTGAAGATAAGGATTATGATCTGATGAGAAAAAATGGAATTACAGATAAACAAATTTCGTTTTTAGCTGGAAATTCTATTTGTATTCCTGTTTTGGAAGCAATTTTTAAGCAGGCACAGAAGTTACATATCATATAAGGTCCCTTGTAAGAAAAACTAATATTGTCAACTACTCGGCTATAAATAACCGAGCTTGTAAGCTTGTAAGTTTGTAGTCAGAGGGAAGAGCAGAGACGTGATGCTGGCGTCCTTTTTTTGGTGGCACTCCAGGATGTTTCTAGTCCTGGACTCTGCAGAGCCAGCACCGAGTCTAAGAAAACATTTTATCTGCTGTGCACAGGCTTATCACCGATGCAGGGATACCGTTATCTCTGCGATACTGCACAGCTATAAGAAAGGAAACAACATGTCAGAATATATCTATGTCTTGGGCATGGACGGGAGACCGCAGATGCCGACAAGGAGAAAACGACATATAGACAGATTATTGTCTACTGGAAAAGCTAAAGTAGTGGAATACGTTCCATTTACCGTACAGCTATTGTATGAAAATCATCCTGTCTTACAGCCAGTCATATTGGCAGAAGACCCGGGACGTACCAATATCGGTGTCGCAGCTGTCTCACAAAAAGGAGAATTATTATTTTCCGCTGTTGTGGAGACAAGAAATAAAGAAATTACTAAATTCATGGAGAAGCGGCGAAAAGCAAGACAGCGGCTTGCGAAACGCTGCCATACAATGATAAAAGCCGGACAGGTCATGAGGAAACTACCGATGTTTGGTGAAGAGAAATACATCACCTGCCGGTATATCCGCAATACCGAAAGCCGTTTCTACAACCGGAGACGGAAAGATGGCTGGCTGACCCCAAGTGCTGAACAATTGGTACGTACACACATTAATCTAGTACACCGGATACAGGGATTCCTGCCAGTAACAGATGTTGCTTTAGAAGTCAACCGGTTTGCATTTATGCAGCTGGAAGACCCATATATTACTGGAGTCGATTTTCAGAATGGTCCATTAAAAGGGTATGATGATAGAAAAGCTGCTGTCTATGACCAGCAGGATGGACAGTGTCTTTTGTGCAATAAGAAACCAATCGAGCATTATCATCATATCGTGCCGGTGGCTAAGAGAGGTTCCGATACCTTGGCAAATATCGCCGGTCTATGCTGCCGGTGTCATGAGAAAGTACATAAGGATGCCGGAGCTGCCAGAAGGCTTCAAAATAAAAAACAGGGGCTTACTAAAAAATATGGGGCATTAAGTGTGTTGAATCAAGCGATTCCCTTCATCTGTAAACGTCTGGAGGAAGAGTTTGGAGAGCATGTCCATTACTGCAGTGGCAGGGATACATCCAGATTACGCCAGTCTTTCGGTTTTCATAAGACAAAAGATGAACCGCTTCACGAAGTAGATGCATGGTGCATTGGTGTTTTATCGCTTAGGGAGATACCAGAGAAATGTCCTGACTTTACAAAAGTATATCAGATAAAACAGTTCCGGAGGCAGAATCGGCGCCGTATCAATCACCAGACGGAGCGGCGGTACTACCTTGATGGAAAACTCGTTGCCGTGAACCGAAAGAAACGTATGGGACAGACAGGCCGGAAAGATAACCAGACGAAAGATTCTCTGGCTGATTGGTTTACCAAGATGGTGCATCTCTATAGAGAAAAAGAAGCAGAACACCTGCGGAGTCGGCTTACAGTAAAAAAGAGCCAGCACAGCTATAATGACTTAAAAAGAGAGATGCCGGGTGCGGAGTTTATTTATGAAAACCAGCGTTATATTTTGAGCGGACAGCTAACAAACGGAAAGTATTACCGTGCTGTCGGCAGTACGCAGAATTTTCCGGCAGCAAAATGCAGGATACGAAGACATAACAGAGGGCTGGTCTTTGTCAGCTAAAGCAGGCAATTCATCACGTATATTGAATATACGTGCCTTCTTGCAAAAAAAATGTAAAGAATCTGATAAAGTACAGCATGGAAATTATATTTACGAGCAGCCATAATCAGATTTTGTATATTTTGAATTGGCAATGAATTATCAAAAAGACTATCTTCTGATAGTCTTTTTATTTCATACAACTTATTTAACAGAAAATCTTTTTCATAAAGCCTGTCCAACTTTTCAAAATATTTATACAGAAAAATCGAATATACGAGATTTCTGACATACTATATATGAATTATCTTATAGAAAGGAGGACTGTCTAAAGACGATGGTGAATTCCTCCCTGGCTTAAGCTGGGTATCCTTCGCCTAAATTTTTATGGAAAAAACGATGATTTATATTGAATTAATTTTTCTTATTATCAGTTCAATATTAGATATCAAATACCGTAAAGTATCCATTTACCTTACTTTTATCATTCCGATGCTTTTGATATTGATATCTTTTGTATTGTATCCAAATGCTGAAATTATTATTCGTTGCATTATATCATTTGTCATGGTAGTGTTAAGTATTTTATTTCTTATTGTAACAAATATAGGCGGAGCAGACTGTCTCATAATGATTATAATGCCGTTATATATAGGGGTTAATGCCTTATATGCCATACTGATTGCTGTGATTGTAAGCATTCCTTATCAGATGCTTGTTCTAAAAAAACATAAAAACAAGGAATACCCATTTATTCCATTTTTAACACTTGGATATATTTTATCACTATATCAATTTTAACAAAAAATCTTTTTATAAAATCTGCCCGATGTTCTAAAGAGGTTAGATAAAAAAATTTATACAGAAAAATCAGTCAATCTGAAATTCTGACATACTATATATGAGAAAATTAGTGCGAATCGGAAGCAACGTAAGAATCCCGGGAGATTTGCATCACAAAAATATTGTTCTTGCTTTTCTAAAAAATAGAAATGGTAAAGATTGCAATGCCTAATTTTTGCATAAACTTTCTAAATAAAACAGTAAAATCGCTATCAATTTTACGCGATTTCGCTGTCGCATCCCTCGCAGATGCGTGGATTAAAATGGCAAGAAAGAGAAAAGAAACTGAAGGAGAAAGGTCGCATCCCTCGCGGATGCGTGGATTAAAATATCTACAAAATTGCTATAATCCTGTGCTGTAGTAGAGTCGCATCCCTCGCGGATGCGTGGATTGAAGTATGGGGCGCGAAAAACTATATTATACACACTAAAAAAAGAAAGGAAGAAAAAAATGGATGGAATTATTATCAGAAAGGCAATATTACATATATTAGACAATGGAAATAGAGGGATTATTCTCTCAAATTCCTTATTAAATTTAAGAGATGAGGAGTTAGATTTTATTCATAATCTCATTGGAAAAATCCATGGAAACGATAATTCAAAACATGGAAAGTTTTATCCTGAAACAAGTCTTGTATATGAATTACTGAAAGAGATGAATGAAGATAAGGAAGAAAGTTTTATCAATACATCTCAAGAGATTGCCAAATTACTTTTTAGCTGTATAAACAACGCTTTAGATATTCCTTCTGGAGATTTAATGGTTTTAACCTATCAATTTGAGGGGCAGAGGTATCTTGCATTATTAAAATTAAATTACAAGAGTAGTTACACGCAGCGTATTAATCAATCTGATACTGGGGTTACAACTTCTTTAATTCAAAATACTACATTGTTACCGTCATCTTCTACACGTCCAACCGAAGCTGCGATTATTAATCTGTCAGATTTATCCATCCGACTCGTGGAAAAGAAGTACACAGTGGAAGGAGCTAAAGTAAATTATTTTTCTGAAAGTTTTCTTGGCTGCAATACGGAACTTGCATCTAAAAAGAAATTAAATCTGTTAGATCGAATCATTCGTAGCGTAACTACTAAATATTATGACGGTATCACAAGTCAGATGGATGCGAAATCAGCTCTGTTAAAAGATTACATGGAAGATAAAGAAATCGACATTGAAGGAGTAGGAGCCAAGCTGTTCGGTCGTTCCCCGGAAATGAAATCAGAATATGATGAAAAAATAGAATCTTATGATATGCAAAATGACTACATCAAGATTGAAAATGATACAACTGTTAAAAAGCTAGAGAAAATGATTATCGTAACAGACTTAGGTATTGAAATCAGTATACCGACAGAGATTTATAACCGCATGGCAGATGTGGAAATAAAGGAAAGTGAATCGGAAGGTTCGCAGGTAATCATTAAAAATATCTCATCTATGCATCTTAAATAGTGATGTTGCTATAATCTAAGAAATCCTACGGATTTATCCGTAGGAGGATGGCAAATCGAAAAGGCAAAAAAGAAGCAGAAGGAGAATAGTTATGAACAAATTAGAACAAATCAAAAAGAAAATTTTTATGTCTATGAAAATAATGGATACAAGCATTAAAGGAGTTAAAGAGTCTCAAGATTACTTACTTGCACAAGCCTATAATCAAGGCTTGCGAGATGCCATGTCCATTTTTGAGACTGAGTTAAAACAATAGTTTCAGAAGAGGATGCCATAAAATCCCCCGTTTAAATGAACGGGGGATAATTACTAGCTGCTTAATAGAAATAACACACTGCATGACAGTAAGAGTTTAATTATACATAGAAAGCATTGCTTCTTTCCATATCTCTGCCGGATATGTCCCGCCATATAATCCTTCTATATCCTTATGATTATCTTTTCCAATCCAAACAGAGATTGTATAATCATCTGTAAATCCACAAAACCAACCGTCTTTTGAACTATTCGTTGTACCAGTCTTACCATATGCTTTAATATCTGAATAGTTATACACTGTATATCCTTTCCAGTTCCCTCTACTAAAACTTTCGACAAGATATCTTTCATTTCATCTGCCGCTTCAGGCCTATATACTTGTTTTTCTGCTGGCTGCTTGTATATTTCTTTTCCCTCATCATCTTTTATAGAAAGAATGCATGTATTTGATAAATATTGTCCATGCATAGCAAGAGAGCGATAGGCAGCCGCCATTTCAGATGTTGTTGTTCCATAAGTTAATCCACCAAGTGCAGAGCTTAAACTGATATCTGTAGATGTAATATTAGAAAAAGACATTTCTTTTAAATAAGACATTCCATTTTGTATCCCTATCTGGTTAAAAAGATACATTGCACATCCATTTAAGCTATGTGATACTGCATAATTTAAAGGATATGATATTGCTTTTTGTTTATCAATTAATTCTGGAGCTTTATATGCCTCCGGCACATCTATATCTTTCAACATAGAGTCTGCTGTATAACCATATTCTAATGCAGGGGTATATACCACAAGTGGTTTTATCGTACTGCCAGGTTGTCTTGGCTCCTGCCATGCCCGGTTTAATGAATAGATAGCATTTTTTTCCCGCCCACCAATAATGGAGATCACTTTTCCTGTCTGGTTATCAATAACAGTAACCGCTCCTTGTAAATTATATTCCCCGTTATTTTTCGTTTTATCAAATGAGAGGGTATCATTTACAATCTGTTGTATTTCTCTTTGTTTTTTTAAATTAATAGATGTCTTTATCTTATAGCCACCCGTTTTCAGTCTTGTGTGCCATTTTTGATACACTTTTTGGTACTTTTCTTTATAAGTTTCATAATCAGATTTGGAAGAAAAACTATACTCGAAATTAAATCCTTCTTTTTTCATAAGATATTCTACAGCACAGTGAACGGTATATGTTGTTGGATAATTGTATATTTTATTCTTTTTCTGTGATTGAACCTTTATCTTTTCCTGTATGGCTTTTTTACATTTCTTATCTGATATCTGCCCAATGTCTCTCATTGCCCGTAAAATCTTGTTTCTTCTCACAAGGGCTGTAGCAGGATTTTTAAATGGGTCATATGTTTCTGGACGGTTCGGAATCGCACATAAATAGGCAATTTCTGACAAAGTTAAATTTTTTACCTCTTTCCCAAGATATATTTTTGCAGCATCATGAATTCCATAAATTCCATTTGCAAAACAACAATTATTTATATAATATTCCATAATACGTCTCTTGCTATAACGGTATGTCAGACTGTACGAAAGAATCAATTCTTTTATTTTCCTTTCAAATGTTTTTTCGTTAGATAACCATGTATTCCGTACAAGTTGCTGCGTGATAGTTGATCCTCCTCCGGATATCTTTCTATATCGAACTATATTTATCATTCCTCGAAAAATTCCTTTCATATCATAGCCATCATTTTTCCAGAAATCTCTATCTTCAACAGCAATAAACGCATTTACGACATTTTTAGGAATATCCTCGTATTTTAAATAAGTAGAAGACTTTCCTTCTGATAATTTTGCAATCCTCGTCCCATCATCAGAATAAATATAGGTAGTTTTATTTGGGGTAAAATCGCTTTTCATGCTGTCATCAACTATTTTTTCTGCCTGCTTAGAATATTCAGAGATTGTAATGCCTGTTTTTGCTTTAAAAAATATCTCTAGAAAAAATCCTGAAGCAGCTATCATTATGATAAATAATAGGAATATTATGACAAAAAAACGAATCAATTTCCTTCTTTTTCTTTTTTTTATTCTTCTCATGTGATTACCTCCGTACTTGATCACTATTAGTATGATATTTTACGTAGTTATTTTGTTTAATCGCTAATCTTTCATACTAATATCAAAATCTAAAAATATCAAAATCTAAAAAAATCGAAAAGGAGAGAAAAGTGGAAATTGAAGAGGAACAAATGTTTAAAAATGTCAAGGATAAAGTTCTGGTAAGACTCGAAGAGAGCATAAAAAGAACGGAAGATTATAAAAAATGGGATAAGTTTTTGTTGCGATACATCGGAAATATAGAAAATATTATGCATAAAAAAGATTTTAATTGTCTGCTTCAGGTTATCAAAAAAGAATATATTACAGAAATAAAAAGGCGATTTTTTAATGGTCCTACGGAATTTCCTTATATATCCTATAAAGATCTGGATATAGAAACAGTGCAGTTAAAAGAAAAGGAAATTAAAGAGGCTTATTTTGGAAAGATAAAAAGTTCTAATATCGTCAGGATATACCGTTCTTTAACAGAAGTTGAATCCCTATCAAATCAGATTGAAAGAAATCTGATGATAGAAAAATTGGTCTTTCTGAAAACTGGCAGAGTTCTTGCAATATCTTTGTGATAAGACAGATGAAAGGAGGATAGCAGGTAACACATCTCATCGATTATGCTAGAAGTGTGTTCTGCTTAAAAAAGATGAAACATTTTAAAGAAGAGATTATACGAGATATTTTTAATGACGCGGTGGTCGTCACAACAAAAGAACACTATTATTATGCATCAGAAAGTGAAAAAGAACAGCATAAGATAGATATGATAAACCATGGATTTGAAGATTCAGGACAGGTTATGAAGAAATTAAGAGACATTTCTTTTTTGCCATCAGATTGGATTCATAATTCTTATGTTTACTATGGATGCTATATCAAACAAGAAACTATGAGAAAAGAAAAAATATCGACAAATCCATATTAATAGGATAAGAAGAGGAGAAGCTATGTATTATTCACCCTTACGATATCCTGGCGGAAAAGGAAAACTAAAAACAGTTATGAAGCATATGCTGGAGTGTTCTGGCAAACAAGGCGGAACTTTTATCGAACCATTTGCGGGAGGAGCGGCAGTCTCTTTATCCTTGTTACTGGAAGGTACTGTCAGCCATATCGTTTTAAATGATAAAGATAAAGCAATTTTTGCATTTTGGTCTTCTATATTTGAAGAAACTGATCGTTTCATTAACAAAATTTACACAGTTCCTCTCACGATTGAAGAGTGGCAGAAGCAAAGAAGTATTTTAAAAGATAAAGACAGTGACAGGTTTTCGTTAGGCGTTGCTGCCTTTTACTTAAACCGCACAAACCGCTCCGGTATCTTATCAGCAGGTGTCATGGGAGGAAAGAAGCAGGAGGGAAAATGGAAATTAGATGCCCGCTTTAATCGAAATTCTTTGGCAAAAAGAATTGGAAATCTACTTATATTTAATTAAAAAGGCTCTTTCGTAGGGCTTTTTTTTATTTTTTAACTAAATAATCATTCTATTTTTAAGAAACAGTTATTGATGGAAGGGAGGAATAAAACACAAATCATTGTTTCTAAATTACAGAAATGGAGAAAATAGAAAATGGAAAAACAAGATATTTTAAAAGTAGTACGTGCAAATGAAGGGACTGTATTAAGCTTTCCTGATAGAGGACCATGGGGCAACAATCGCTACAGAGGAAATTGTAGTGGATACATCCATGCATTTCTTATTGATCAGTACAATGTGAACTACATGGCTGAAATGTATGCAGGTGGTGGTACAGGTTATGATGTATGCAAAGATATGCAGGTGAAATATATAGGAGCGGATATCAATCCAAATCCTGTTCGCCCAGATATTTATGTTTGTAATGCTCTAGTCGATGAAATCCCAGAGGAATTTTCAGAAGCTGATTTTGTATTCCAGCATATGCCATATCCAGAAATTGGTATTAAGTATGCCGGAAGTGAATATGCAGACCCAGACGGCAGGTTAAAAAGCCAAGACATTGGACAGATGAATTTTACGAAAGGAATGCAGGCAAACAATAAAGTAACAATGAAGTTATATAATGCCATGCATCCTGGAGCAAAAATGGGAATCCTGTGTGGAAACATAAGACGAAAGGGAAAATATCATGATATGATGTTATCCCTTGCTTTGCCGGGAGAATTAATACAGAGCATTGTAAAGATGCAGCATAACTGTATTTCTGATGGACGCACTTACGCAAAGAAGAATTTTGTACCTATTGTACATGAGAATCTGGTAATCCTACAGAAACCATTTGAACAAACTTATTATGTTGGATATGTCTTACCAAAAACGTATCAAATCGATATCCGAAATAGTATCTCGGCTACCTGGCGTGATGTTTTCCGCTATGTACTTTTTAATAAAGGTGGAAAAATGCATTACAAACAGTTAGCGGATGCGGTAAAAGGATACAAAAAGAGCGAAAATAATCATAATATCGAAGCGAAAGCACGACAAACATTGAGGCGGTATACGAAAACTTTTCGTGCCTGCGGCGATGGATATTATAGTCTCGTAGCTTAATAAGAGAACTTTTAAAAAATTTCAGTTCTGTTGTACTTTTTTGTTTATTATATGATATAGTATATTAAATGGTAACGGGATAAAAAACGAAAGGAGCATAGCGGGAAGAATATAAAAAAGACATATTCTTCACTACTAACCATATGGAATAGTGATATCCTGCTTAAGAAGAATGAACAATTTTAAATATGTAAATAGTAAAAGTGGTGTTTTAAAGGTTGCCTCGCAACAAGAAAAAATTCCTCAGTCAGATGAAAAATTATGCCTTTATCATTCAAGAAAAATCTGCCCAGAAAAAGGAAATACAGGCATCTTTTTTGAGTATTCTCTTACTATTAAGGATTCGCAAAATTTTGAGTACTTATCTGTGGATCTGGTTTTGTATTTTCAATATCTTAAAGAACCATCCACATTGATCGTAGAAGATTCATTAGCTGACTTGAGTTGTTCTATCACGTCTAGGATACTTATAGACAAGGTACTTTGTGAATATTGGAATCAATTTTATGGAGGGGTTTTAAAAACGCCATTTGTGATAAGATAAGAAGTAATATATTGTAGAAACAATGAAAAAGGTCGGTTTATCCGGCCTTTTTTTGTTGCGTATAACCAAGTATTAAAATAAGAAATGTATCATACAGTATTCTGACTAATTTATATCCGAAAGACGGTTTTTGGAAACCTACCCTCTTTAGAGGATATATATTGGACATTATAGTATGAAGCCTCCACGCCCATGCGGTGCATAGCTCCTATGGACGTGGTACTCTGCCTAAATTGATAGATAGCGCTGCATCTTAAGCTGGGAAGAAATATCTTCCCGGCTTTTTTTGTTTACATCCTTGTTATTTCATATTATTTACGAATGAATCAAAGCGATGAAAGGAGGAATAAAAATATCGTTACATTCAAAGAAAAAGGAGTAAAAAAAATGGGAAAAGAATCCACAAGAGTATGTATCTACAAACTGAAAGGAAAGAAAGAGACCAAGTTGCTTCCTTGTATGGTCGTTTCTAATAGGCCTTCCCAAGAAGCCTTATTAAAAGCAGTAGAAAAATGCAAAAAGACCAGTATTCACTTGGAAAGTCTCACTGATATTCCAGAACAGATTCTGCTTCCTGCTGCATTTATCCTATAAGCAATCTTTTTAAAGAGATTGAGATGGAAGATAAAATCCTTTACTAAAGGAGAACAGATTATGGATTTAATGGAAAAAGAAAAACTAGAACAAAAGGTAGAAGAATCCCGAAAAAGTTATGCTCAAAATGGTCATCTAAAAGATTTTGATGAGGATTTTATCCGAGCAGAGATCAAATGGGAAATGCTTTTAGAACAAGATTTTAAGAAAGGTTAAATAGGTGGAAATTATGAGAAAGTATACGGTGGAAACGTTAAAGAAAGAAAATGAGCTTTTCGACAGATGTTATGGCATTAACAATGCAGATGTAGAAAGAGTAAATCATCTTATTGATATGATTGAAAAAACACGCTCTGTAGAATCCATACAGGCTTATGACGTAGTGGAATACACAAACGAATACGGGGAATATTTTCCAAAAGCAACAGTAACAATGAAAGAAGAAGAAGATATAGAACTTTGCGAAAATGCCGGAATACATCTAAGTATTTACGATAATGAGTTATGCGGAAGTGCTTCTGGTGGCGCTTTTAGCCATCACAAAGAATCTGAATTTGTATATAAAGGTACAGCAGTCAAAACTTTTTGGACATGGGGAAATGTTGGCGCACGTGCAAATGGTGGAATTTATTTTACCGCAACGGTTAATTTATGGGAATGCAATAATAATAAAGAAATGTTTTCCACAAAAACACATGATAAATATTATCTGTCTCATAGAAAATCAGATAATGATTATCAGTATTTTGCTTCATGGAACGCATTAAGTTCTCATGCGTGGAAAACAAAAAAAGAAATGCAAGCATGGTTAAGAACCTACAGAGCCGTTACAGATGGAAAACATACATGGGGAGGTACGGTTATCTGGACATATAAAGAAATAGAACATCATTGTTCAGATGCAGAGTATGACGCTTTAGAAGTACCGGAAGATATTTTCTTGATGAACGGAAGCAAAAGAAGATGTAAACGTGTTTATGACGATGCAAATTGTGTCATTCACACTTATTTCGTGTGGTACTGGGAAGATGATACTTTAGATTTTTATGAAAGAATGTCATTACAGAATAAAGTCATTGATTCTTACAAGGTGGATTATTTTACAAATAAAGTAAATAAAATAGCACTTGAAGAATTAAGAAGCGGAAAAGTAAAACCATTACAGATCAATTTTGAATAATAAAGAGGGTGAAATAATATGTCAATCGTATCAATGTTACAGGAATTAACAAAAGGTGAAACATGGGGAAATAAAGAACAGTTTGAAAGAAATTACTACGAAGGAAAGAAAGTTCTTGATGATCTGGAAATGTCGGACGACGTACCTTTTCAGTATTACGATAATGGTCAATCAGTAAATATTTACATAAACAAAACAATTACATACTGTCTAAATTATAAGACATTTTATGATGTGAAATTCATCACAAGTATTTACAGCAAAAATGGACTTGTAAAGGAATATCCATTTAGCTACGATTCTGAAATTTGTAAAGAATTAGAACGGAAATATGAAGCCTAAACCGCCTTAGCTAGATGTTTAGTAGTTGCACAAGCGTTGTGCTGTATGTTAGAAGAGGCATACAAGGAAATAAATAAAGTTGATTGAAAGTACAATTTGGAGGAGAAAAATGCAGTATATCACAAAAGAAAACCTTCCGGTTTTTAAATATGTAAATATCCTTCCGGCAGAGTTTTATGAAGATGCTGAAAATGATCTTTCATTGCTCATGGAGTATCATGAACGTCTAAAAAGCGGTTTAACAAACGGAGATGCGAAAGTGTTTTCCGATAAAAGCAGCGATGATGTTCATCGTCTAGTCATGAAATGCTTTGATTATTACCCAAAAGCGTTCTTTTCTGACGGACCAGGGCAACAAGGTATCCTGTCAAAGATCAAAGAAAAAATTACAAAGATCAATCCCGAAACAGGAAATGAAAACCTTATCGGGATCGAAATGTTTACCGTTATCGGTTTATGTATCCGGCTCTTAAATATCATTACCTTTACCCGTATTTTGCAGGGAGCGATATTTGATCAGGGAGAAGATAAAATTTATTATCCCAAACTTTTTTTGATCACGGATACCTACTACAAAAGCCAATTTAACCAACCCGTTATGGATTTTGATGCATTGTTCCGTTTTATGCCTGCGAACAATTCTTATGAGACTTTTATCCAAGGAAATATCCGAGAGTAAACAAGGTTTTCATATCAGAAAAGTATCGGATGAGAAGATTGTTGTATCTATCTGGGACAGAGTCTGTGGCGGCTATACTTTTTCTCTGATAAAAGAAGGGGAAGGTTCTTATCTTTTAGTTCCTTTTGTTGGCTGCGGAAGAAAAAAAGACTTAAGCGATGCAACAAATGGAAAGGTTCTGAGAAAAGCTGTGTAGAAAAATTCAGTGATTGTCCGGAACGAAGGATACAGACAGTTCACGCAATCCTTCTTTGTATGCAGGAATATTTTATCAGAAAAAGCAGAAGCTCTATTACTAAAGATAGGAAAAAGAAAAACAAAACGAATAGTCCAGAGACTAAAACTTTTCAGATAGAAGGAATGATCTCTGTCTTTGACTATGGAACAAAACCGATTAATCAGACAAAAAAAATCGGAGGAACTGGTATTTCTGGTGTTCAAAAGCGTCCACATATCCGATCTGGACATGAGAGACATTTGCAAAATGGTTCGATTGTGCAGGTAAGAGGCTGTGTTGTACATAAAGAAGAATACGAGGGATATAGTTCTGCAGAACGAATCAAATAACTCGATAAAGAAAGTTTAAAAGAAACGATATTTTAAGAAAGAGAGCATTTTGGCTCTCTTTTTTTATGTTTATTTATAATATTTCATTCTACTAATGAAATGAAATATTGATGAGAAAGGAGGATAAAAAATAATCATTACATTTCACCAAAAATATTATATGAAAAGGAGCAAAACAATGCAAAAAGAAAAACGGGAAATGTGTCAGCAGAAGTTCAAAGATTTTGAAGCAATTAAAGTTGCGGAAAATGAGCAAATTTTGGTTATGGACTGGAAAAATAAAAACGGTTATTCTGAATATTCTATCCGCTATATGCTTGATAAAGAAAAGGGGAATCTTATTATCACAGGTGATCTTGGAGCAGGTATTGCAAGTTGGTACAATTCATTGTACCCAGAAAAATTGGCTTCACTCTTAAATGATATCGGATATTTTAAAAGCAAAATCCAATGTTGTACAGAAACATATACCTACCGTTATAAAGACATTGAAGAAGACCTTATGTCTATAAAAAAAGATTTGATTCTTGACGGATATGGTGAAACAGAATTAGAAGTGGATTTCAATAAAATCTTGTCTCTATCTACCTACATCGATGGCGGAGTAGGAGCCTACCCGAATGATCTTACAGAGATATTTGAGAAATATGACAGGGATTGGCAGCAATCCGAGTTTGCTTACCTTGGCAGGCGTGTTTCTAACCGTATCTATTTTTGGGCAGTAGGTTTTCAGATGGCAGTAGATGACTTATTAAGAAAAGAACAGAGAAAAAATACGGTATTTTGAGGTTTCCATGAAAAGAAAGGGAGGACCTGATAACGAATACAGTATGTGCGTCCTGGGTATTAGAAAACCTACCTGCAAAGAAGCTGAAGAATTTTTCCGAGCAGATATAATAACGATTTTGATATGGAAAAAGAAGAAACAATGCCAGTCTTCGGGAAATAGAAAGGGAACATTATGGACAAAAAAGTAAAAGAAAAAGAATGTGAAGCGTGTGGAGCTTTTTTTATACCTTATCGAAGCAATGGAAAGTATTGCCCTAGCTGCAGTAGCCATTCTGATCGGGTCAAACAGAAAGTCGAACGACAGATACGAAAAAATATTAAGAAATATGGATATGGAACAGCACCAAAAGAAATTAAAAATATTTGCAAAGAGTGTGGAAAGATCTTCATCTCTTATGTACATCCTAAAGATTTTTGTAGCAAAGAGTGTGGATCAACTTATCGGATTAAGCATACATTTTGTGGTTATTGTCACAAGCCAATGACAGAAACAGAAAATATTTATGATGTCAATGGGAAAACATGGTTTTGCTGTGAAGAGTGTTCAGAAAAAAATAAATGGGATAATGCCAGAAAATTAGGTGAAGTCAAGATTTGTCCTAATTGCGGAAAAGAATTTATCAAAAAATCAACCTATTGTAGTAAAGAATGTTACATCGATCATATGCATAAAAAGAAAAGAGAGTCCAGCAGGAGAAAAGCTGCCGGGTTAAAGCTCTGTCCTGTATGTGGTAAAGAATTTGCTGGAGAAGGCGTTACCTGTTCGAATGAATGTAAAAAGAAGAAACTCGCATCTGAACCTTGCGTGATACGGAAATGCATAGTCTGTGGAAAGACATTCAAATGTCCTGTTAGCAGGCTTGATGAATCTTTTAACATATGTTCTGATATATGTCAAAAAAAATTATCTATTGTTATGGAAAAAGAAAAACAACAGAAGCAGGAAGAACAAATGAGGCTTGAAAAGAAAAAAGGGCAGGAATACATCAATAAAAATGGATTATGCAGTATCTGTAAGACCTCTTATGTGGACTGTGAAAGGATGCAGTCAGGTTTTCGATGTTACCCCAAGGGAAGTTCCTGTAAAGGAAATTTGGTCATAAAATGTCCGAAGTTTACAAGGTAGAGAGGAGAAAAATATGGTTTATATGGTTTATCAATTAGAATCACCAGATATTACTACAATTATAGATTACTGCGAAGACCTTTTAAAAGATGAGAAGATCGAAGTATATGATTTTGGAAAAAGAAGAGATCTTGTACTACATATATATGTAGATGAGGACTTTGCGTCTAAATCCATAGAATATAAGATTTTTACATTTAGAGATGGAGAATTAGTGGATAAGACAGAAGATATCTATATTGATAAGTTGGAAAATGAATTGGAACGAATCAATTCTTACGAAGACTTTGGAATTTTATAAAGAGGAGGATTTACCTTATGGATAAAAAAAGTGAAGAATATTTACGCCAATATATCAAATTAACAGATACGATTAAACAAAAAATAGAAGCTCACGCAGCCAGATACCATATCAAAGCAGAAATTTGCGCTTGGTATTCAGACTGGGAAGACTTTTGTTCAGACTGGTGTGATATCTGTGGGTATTCCCGTACTGAAGCCAGAAAATTATATCATGGCGGTATCGGAGAATTTATGAAGTTGCCAGAAGGAAATGGTATTGTACGATTTATTATATAGAAACCGGAATTGATATAAAGATGGTGAGAAAGTATTTAGGAGATGATGTAGCAGATCATATGAAAGTTTTTTGCATAGAACATGGATTGATCTAAAGCTTTACGCTAACAACAAAAGGGAGAAAAAATATGAACAGAACAAAAGCTTCTACTATAGTAAATGACTTTTTTGCAGATATGAACCCATCTTTATGGAACGGTAGTACATCAATGCCAAAGTCATTTGACAACCGTGCATGGCAGTACCCACTAACGGATGATGTTAATCTCGAAATCACTTTTGTATATAATGAAGAAGATGGATGGTGCCATTATTGTGATTTGGTCTATCAATCTGATGACAGCTCATTTGATATGTTGAGTGGACACGGGATCGATTCTATTTTAAACGTAACAGATACTGTAATGGATCTGTGCAGAGATTACTAAAGGAGATAAGTATGAATAATATAACCGTATTGCTGGTAAAACCGAAGAGCTCACACCTAATAGGACATTAAAGGATAACAATGGGAGAACCTATGATATTATTTTCGGAGATTTTCTTGTCACAGGTCTTACAGAAGAAAATTTCGGATCTTTATCCGATGAACTGATAGAAAAATATACAAAATTTTTCTATTTCTAGTAAAACAAAAGGAGAAAACATATGAGATCAGTAAATGTTACATATAAAATATATGAATTTTCTGAATTATCAGAAGATGTAAAAGCTAAGGTGAAAGAATGGTATTTGAATAATTTCTATCAAAATGAAGAATTTTCAGATATGTGCAAAGAAGAATTATCTCATCGCTTTCCTAAAAGCGATTTAAAAGTACAGTATTCCCTGTCGTACTGTCAAGGGGATGGTCTTAATGTTTATGGTACATTAAATTTAAAAGATGTACTATATAATTTATCCATTACCCCATTAACTTCTTTTAAGCCAGAAGATAGTTTTACAGAGAAAGAGAAAAGGACTCTTTGTTGCTATGCAAAAGAGTGTGGCTGGGAAATTACTTTACCTCAAAATCACCGTTATGCTTATTGTATGGTTGATAGGATTGACCTTGCAGAAGAATGGGAGTATATTTTGACAGAAATTACTCCACCATTTAAAAATCTAAACAAAAAATTGATGAAGAGATTTCAGCAATATATTGTTGATCTATTTACCAAATTTTGTGCAGAATTTGAAGCTGCTGGCTATCAATTCTTTTATTCTATTGATGATGAATCAATGGAAAATGTTTGTAAGATAAATGAGTGGGAATTCTTAGAGGACGGAACGCTATTCAAATGATTTATAAAAAAATGTGATGATTATATTCCCGGGATTATATTCCCGGGTTTTTTTTATTCCTATTCACAATCTATCACAATACTATTGAAACAATTTTTGATGACGAAAGGAGGATAACATTATATCATCATGTTTCGATTAAAAAATAAAAAAGGAGAACAAGATTATGGGAGATTGTTTTAGCATAAGTCTTAATATTACTCTCAAAAATGAAGCGGCAGCTGTTAGAGTAATGCAGGAATATATCCAAAACAAACCATATGTAAATTTTGGACTTGAAGAAAATCAAAAACGCGGGATAGGAACAGATAATTTTAATGACCTGATAAGAATATTCTTTTCATCCTGCAATGGGACTGTTATCGATGTAGCAAGAAACGAGGATATTATATCTTATAATGCTGATTTTGATGCTACATATAGTTGGAAAAGCGTAATGTTAGACATATTTGGATCTATTGCCCCATTTTTAGAAGATGGTTCTGAATTAAACATTTCTTCTATAGATGATTATTTTTGTCTTATAGTAAAAAATGGAAAGGCCGAATATTAGATTAAGGAATTGGAGGAAAATAAAACATGAAGAATATTACTGTAAGAGAATGGATTGATAAATTTAATCATGGAAAATTTGATAATGAAGATTTTAAAACTCAATGTGCTGCAGGATGGTATGATTGGTTTTGCTCAACTAAATCTTTGGCTAAAAAACTAAAAAAAATGGGAAACATTATTAAGGACATTAAAAATGATTACATTCTCGATAATTTTCGTGTATGGTTCAAGAATAATTGTCCTTGCAGTTATCCATTGTATGATGATTTTAGATTTGAACCCATAAAAGAAAATAAAGAGGATGCAGATGATGATGTCCGAGATCAATTATACTTTGGAGTACAATGCGGCCACCCATATGGCAGTGATTATATGTATGAAATTTTCACTGGACGTAATGGATATGATATTGAATTTAAATGCAAGAATAAAAAAGAGGTATTACAAGTGATTGACCAGCTCGCAAAAGATTTTGAGAAAGAAAAACATCAGTAATCAAAAAGTGAGGGGTAAAATTTGCAATGGATAGTGTATATGAGACATTACTTAATCGGTTATTAGAAGAGGTTAAAAACGAAGATATCAAAAAAGGTATCAACATTGCTTTATCAGCATATATGGACTCAGGGTACATGAATTATAATGACATGTATAATGATGAATTAATGAGCGAGACAGTAGATGGATATCTGCAAACATTGGGAGAAAAAGGAGTATAAGCATATGGCAAGAGGCACGATGTACGAATTACAGAGAGAAAAAGATTTTTTAAATCAATTACAGGAAGAAGAATTATATGAGCATCTTCCAGATATTGCAGAGTTTGTGAAAACAGAAAAAAATAAAGAAGGCGCAGCAAGTATTCTTTTAGAAGAAATGCAGGAACTGGGAGCTGTTGTTGGAAAAGAAGATGACATCCCTTATATCATTTTTACAAAAGAGTGCAAAGAAAATTATTTCCGAGATCGTTTTGCGAAAGTAAAAAAAATGGTTGCTGATATGGATCTGGATGAGTTTTCCAACAGTGATCTTTTTACTTTAAGAGATGCGATCCAGGATGACTGGGGCAATATGGTTTATGAAGATTCTATGATGCCTTTCGATCAGTTTATCCGGACATCAATCCCTGATACAAAATATTACATCGGAAATATCATTTATCTGCATTAGAAGGAGAAAAAAATATGAAATGGTTATTAAAGATCTCTTATTCCTGGGGCGATGAAGAACCTTATCAGGAGTTTAACAGTTTTGAAGAAGCATGGGACACCGCTAAAAAATATGCTTGCAATGAAGCAGAAATAGCATCCATTGAAGCTAATGATGAAACCTGTGAAATAGGACTTACATTTGAAAAAGAGGAAGATCGCGGACGAATTAGTTTGCATTACACATATGATAACAGCTATTGTTATTATGATGTGCTGCCTCAAGAAGTTACAGATACGGATTGTATCAGACAGCCAGAAAAAGCAGATACAATCAAAATATCTATGGATGGCGGTTATCTCGCAATAGATAAATCTCAGGATTCAGACTACCCAGGAGTAGATATTGAATTTGTACCTGACAATGAAAAAGAGTTACTTTATACCCGTCCAAGAATTGTAATTGAAAAGCCGAAAGGTGAAAAATTACATTGTCTGATATGGAATGATAAATCTTCTGAGGATTACTCAGATAAGATTGTATTTGAAAATTAGGACGTGAAGAGATTCTTACGTGATGGTATTATTGCCTCCAGATATTCTGGAGGCTTTTTTTTATTTTTTTTACCAAACTATCATACTTATTTATGAGAGTAGTGCGATGATGGAAAGGAGGTATATATGTATTCATTGTTCTATTTTCAACGATGTAAACCATAATATAAATATTGTACAAAAAGGAGATATTTTATGAACAAAGTAATTTTAATGGGACGTTTGACTAGAAATCCAGATATTAGATATTCACAGGGAGAAAAGTCTACTTGTATTGCCAGATACACATTAGCGGTAAATAGACGATACCATAGAGATGGTGAAGCAGAAGCGGATTTTATTAATTGTGTCGCTTTCGGTAAAAATGGAGAATTCGCTGAGAAGTATTTAAAACAGGGTACTAAGATTGTTATTTCTGGAAGAATTCAGACAGGTAGTTATACCAATCGTGATGGTGCTAAAGTATATACAACAGATGTTGTTGTAGAAGAACATGATTTTGCAGAGAGCAAAGCTGCTTCATCACAGGCTGTAAATTATGGTTCTGCACCTGCAGCTCCAGCTCCAGCCGCTTCTTCTCAGGGAATGCCAGATGGATTTATGACTATTCCAGAAGGAGTAGAAGAGGAACTTCCTTTTATTTAGAAAATGAATTTAGGGCAATGAAAAGAAAAAAGGCCGATAATCGGTCTTTTTCTTATATGGAGGTTTTCAAAATATATAATGAAAAAAATATTTAAGATACTTTGTTTTATCCTATTTTTATACGCAGGAACTGCTTTATTTTTTTCTGACCATTTTTATCCGGGAACCAACCTAAATGGAGAAAAGGTTTCTTTAAGAGATAAAGAGAGTAGTAAGCGTATTCTTCAAAAAAAAGTGATAAATCATAATATAACAATAATACAGCCAGACGGCTCTAAGACCGAGTTGGATGGTGATACCTATGATCTGCATTTAAACACAGATGCTGATATTAAAAATGCATTGTATTTACAACATTCCTTTCTGTGGCCAGTAAACATATGGAAAAAACATGACTTAAAACAGGAACTTAATGTGGAATACGACAACAAAGAATTGTCGAGGATAATCAATAGCCTAACCTTTATGCATAAAGAAAATCAAACATATCCAAAGAGTGCAAAGCCAGTGTATAAAAATGGTTCATATAGGATAAAAAAAGAAGAAAAGGGCTCTATTGTTGATACAAAAAAATTATCTTCTGTACTCCTTTCTTCTATACGACAATTAAACACAGAATTAGATCTGCAAAAAGCAGATATCTATCTGACAGCAAAATACACCTGTTCATCTACTAAAGTCATTAAAGCAACTAAGAAATTGAATCAATATATATCGTCTACGATAAATTATACAGAAGGAGATTGTATTGACAGTGATAAAATCGCTTCGTGGCTTTCAATTGATAGTGAAATGAAGATCAAAATTGATGAAAATATGATCAAAGAATATGTCGAGACCCTTGCTGCTAAATATAATACTGCAGAACAAGAGCAGGATTTTCGGACTATATCCGGAAGAATGGTGCAAGTCTACAGCGATTATGGCTGGAAAATAGACCAGGAAAAAGAAACACAACAGATATTATCAGATATCAAGACTGGAAACCCTCAAAATCGAGAATTATGTTACAGTATCCAATCTTTTACACACGAAAACAATGGTTTGGGCAAAACATATGTTGAGATTGATTCCTATAATAATAAATTATATTATGTAAAAGATGGTCAACTGGTATTTGATATGGATTGTTTGATGGGGCAGGAAATGAATGAAGTTCTTTCATTAAAGCAAAAACGAGAAGATAACCTATCTCTATTAGGACTTGATTGTTTGGCAATACAATACGATCAGCAATCAAAACTTGCCTTTTCAGATACAAATAGTTTTATTAGTATAGATTCTAATGATATAAAAGATAAATTACTCCCTTTATCAGAGGGGATTTACCTCCATCCGGTATCCATTCTCGATGATAGAGAATTGTCCACTAACTGTATTCATATCACGCAAAATAACATGGATATTTTATACGATACTCTTCCAGAAAATATCTTCTTTATTTGTTATTAAAAGGATTTTTTTTACATTCTATCATACTATCTATAGGAAAAAATAATAACTAAAGAATCGTTGCACACGACTTGTAAAGGAGAATTATTTTATGAAAAAGAAATGGAACAAGATTGTTGAAGAAATTCTTAAAATGGATAGTGATATGAGCAAATTGAGTGATTCAGAATTACGTCACAAAACGGACGAATTTAAACTGCGACTAAAAGAAGGAACCAGCCTCGATTCACTTCTCCCAGAAGCTTTTGCTGTTGTTCGAGAAGCTGCTTTCCGTGTAGTAGGGATGAAACCATATCCTGTTCAAATTATGGGCGGTATTGCTATTCATGAAGGTAATATTGCGGAGATGGCTACAGGAGAAGGGAAAACTTTAGTGTCTACTATGCCAGCTTATTTAAACGCTCTGGTAGGAAAAGGGGTTCACATTGTTACAGTTAACGATTATCTTGCAAAACGTGATGCCGAATGGATGGGGAAAATCCATGAATTTTTAGGATTATCCGTAGGATATATTTTAAATGATTATACTCCGGATAGAAGGAAACAAGCTTATAATTGTGACATTACTTATATCACAAACAATGAGTTAGGATTTGATTATCTTCGCGATAATATGGCTAAAAAAAGCACAGATATTGTACAACGGGGCTTACATTTTGCCATTATTGATGAAATTGATTCTATTCTTATTGATGAAGCCAGAACCCCGCTTATCATCTCTGGAAATGAGAGTGATGCATCTTCTTTGTATATTGCCTGTGATATTCTCGCCCGACAGATGCAAAAAGGAAAGGGCGATGGAAAATTAAAAAAGATTGATGCCATTCTTGGAGAAGATATCGTTGAAGATGGAGATTTCTATGTTGATGAAAAAGATAAAAATGTTTCTTTAACAGTTGCAGGTGTGGAAAAAGTAGAAGACTATTTTCATATCGAGAATTTTTCTGCACCAGAACATCTTGCTATCCAGAAAACAATTATACTTGCCTTGAAAGCTAATTATCTGATGTTCCGGGATAAAGATTATGTTGTAAAAGAACAACAGGTATTTATCGTTGATGAATTTACAGGAAGAATCATGAAGGGAAGACGTTTTTCTGATGGACTACATCAGGCAATTGAAGCAAAAGAACATGTCGTGATTCAAAAAGAAAATAATACCCTAGCAACTATCACATTACAGAATTTCTTCAATAAATATGATAAAAAAGCAGGAATGACGGGTACTGCCAAAACAGAAGAAAAGGAATTTAGAGATACTTATCATATGAAAGTATGTCCAATCCCTACAAATAAACCAATCAGTCGTGTCGATGAACCAGATTCATTATATCTTACAAAGAAAGAAAAATTTCATGCAATCATAGAAGACATTGTAAAAACGCACGAGAAAGAGCAACCAGTATTGGTTGGAACAATCAATATTGATACTTCTGAGTATTTAAGCCGGAAATTAAAGGAAATCGGTATCAAACATCAGGTATTGAATGCAAAATATCATGAAGCAGAAGCAGAAATCATTTCTCATGCTGGAGAAAAAGGAATGGTTACAATCGCAACAAATATGGCTGGACGCGGAACAGACATTATTCTGGGGAAAGAAGTGTTAGCTCTAGGAGGTTTACGTGTAATTGGTACTGAACGTCATGAATCTCGCCGTATCGATAATCAGCTGCGTGGACGTGCCGGCCGCCAGGGTGATATTGGTTCCTCTAAATTCTACCTCTCATTGGAAGATAATCTCATTCGTCTATTTGGCCTTGAAAAATATATCGAACTTTATAGAAAACTTGGAATTAAGGAAAATGAAGAGATTACTCATAAAACAGCAAGCAAACAGGTAGAAAAAGCACAGAGAAGAGTAGAACTTAATAATTACAACATGAGAAAACAGTTACTTGATTACGATAAAGTCAACAACGATCAACGAGAATTGATTTATGCAGAAAGAAGAAAACTTCTAAATAAAGAAAATATTCGTGAAACTATCTTAAATATGCTTCGTGATGTTGCAAACTCCTGTATTTCTTATGATAAGAAAAATAAACATGGGATGTATCTGCTCTTAATGATTATTTAGAAAAAGATGAAATGATTACTATTTCTTCTGATTCTACTCAAAAAGAGCTCTCCAAGACTGTATTTGAGATATTTTTTAAGAAATATCAGAAAATTGAGGAATTGATTACTCCGGAACAAATGAGAGAAAATGAAAGAAGCGTCCTCTTAGAAGTTATTGACAACAATTGGATGCTGCAATTAGATAATATGGAACATTTAAAACAGAGCATTTCCCTGCAATCTTATGCTCAAAAAGATCCTGTGGCCCAATATAAATTAGAAGGTTACAGCATGTTTGATAGAATGCTCGCCTCTATCCGAAATGATATCGCCATTACATTTACTCATATTTATTACGAACCTGCAGAAGTATAATTATATTGCAAAAAGATTTCCTAGCTGTAGCAAAAGATGGTAATCATACAAAAGCAGTTCAGTAACCTTATACTGAACTGGCTTTTGTGCACATTACACATAAATGTCTTTTTACATTATCTTCATCATCACTGCCTAAGAAATAGGAGAATCCCTGTTTTTTATCAAAAATCTCGCATATGCGATTTTTCTGTAAATATTTTTTTTATTTATCTTTCTTAGAAAGCTGTCCAGATTTTATGAAAAAGATTTTTTGTTAAGATTTTCATAATCAAGATACATTAGTTTCGTCATGCATTCATATAAAACCATGTTCCTTGTTGCAGAGGATTCATTCATTTTTATATGGCGTTCAATAATACGGTTTAATGCTATGTATAAATTAAGGGCAGTAGTATTCTGAGAATAATTTGTTATTTCCTCTATTACTTCATCTGAGAAAAGCTTTGGCAGAAAATTGGAAGTATTTACTATCATTTTAAGAGTTTCTGCAAAATCCGTTATTGTAATATTACTAAGCTTTTGAATCTGTTTGACAGAGTTCAATAATACTACGTCAATATTCTCCAGTTTCTCCTTAAAATCTTTTGGTGAAATATCCCCTTTATGTTCCATGTTTATTCCTGAATCAATAATAACTCGTGCATTATTAATGTCGCAGAAAATAGAAGCATATACCTTGGACTCGCCAGTATCGGATGTCGCAAATCTTACTCCAAATTTTAAGGAAAGTATCGAAGATTCATTTAATTTTCTTCGGATTTTTGATTCGATTTCTGTTTCATTTAATAAATATTCTACTATTGTTAAATCATTTGATAAAACAGCTTTATCAAATAAATATCTTGGAAATTTTTCCTGCAATTTCCTCTCCAATACTTTTAACAGCTGGTCTGTTTCTAATACAGAATAATTTTTTGACAAAACAGATACTATTTTTCCATCACGATATAAAACTTTACAAGCTTCCTTTTGTAAAGTAAAATCTCGACATAATCGCTCTGCTCGTTCATTTGCAGGCAGATATAACTTACTATTTTTATTTTTTGTACGTAACATAACCGGACAAAAATCGTCTGCTCTATTCAAAATAGAAGAATAGGCAGAATCTTTTACCGGAAAAGCTGTTATTTTGTTATGATACGGCACAGTCAGAAAGATCCCGTGTGACTCGATACATTCTATATTTTCTTTTACAGTCCAATCAATATTTTCTACCTTTTGCGTGTATCCATCTTTTTTTATTGTAATGTTATTACACCAACTTGGGAAAAATAACGGAAGATTAGGAATGCCTACAGCTCCTAAGTCTTTTATCTGTACTACAAACCATTCATCATTTTCTTTTCGAAAATCTAAATATTCCTTTAAAATCTCATAATCTCTAGTTACCATTGTTTCATCATCCGATGCAAAATATTTCTGTATTCGATGCATCCCCCTTTTTTTAGTATCTTCATACTTTTGAACTTTTCTTAATTGTGAGAGAATTTCTTCTGCACTCTGATTCCCTTTACTCTCATATCCCCCAATATAAAACTCTATCTCCAATAAATTTTTTTTACCTCCCTCAGAGAAACTATGCTGAGTTACACAGCATAATTCTGATTCATTATTAGGGATACTCAAAGCCCAGCCATCCATAAATCGTTTCATATCATATGGAATATTGTGTTTATCACACAGTCTAGATAACTTTATTATTTGTCTAAAACGTTTGTTTAAAGGAAAAACATGTTTCATAAATTATCCTTCTTTCTTTTGATTTTTAGACACTTATGATTATTTTTTTAACCTCCCTTCCATCATTAACTATGTCTATTTATAAAATGACAATTTATAAGGGTAGATAAAAAATCATTTTTTCCTATTCTATCATACTATTAATGAAAAATTTTAATCTGTAGTCATTATTGTTTTAATCCATAATCACAACCGTAGTAGTTCACTCGGGTATAAGAAAAGCCTCGATGCGATCGAGGGGAAATTTTCTATTAAAAGGAGGAAATGTTTATGAGAAAATCATTTACTATACTTTGTCTACTTCTTGTTATATTAGGAGTAGAATGGGGTGTAAAGGCAAAAATGCCAATTAACCGGCCGTCAAACATACAAGAAAAAGAAGAAACCCCTTGGTATGAAAGCAGATATTCTACCCCTAAAGCTGATGCCGACTGGGTATTAGATGAAGAAATCCCAGTAAATTATATTCCTGTGCCAGGGAAAGATAATATCTATATGCAGGTTGATAATAACGGTAATGTAAAAAAATATTGGAAAAGGACTCAGCAAGCAGATGGTTCGTGGGTCTGGTCTAAATATGATCCTAATATCCCTGATAATTATGAACCTGTCAAAGGATTAAAAAATGTATATAAAGTAACATCAAAGGATGGTACAATTAAATACTTAAAATATATTCGTAACAAAGACAATTCTTTCGCTTTCGTAGAAGTAGACAAGAACGGAAAATCTATTGATGAAGGGAAGAGTGCAGAATCCGTTCCTAATAATTATAAACATATTTCCAAAGATGTTTATGCTGTATATGATAAAAATAATGTCTTAACTGGGTATCGAAAACGTGTAAAAAATAAAAAGGGTAAATATATATGGAAAGAAACAGATAAACCAAAAACTTCTTCTGATGATATAAATGCTATTAATAAAGCTTTAACAGGAGACTCTGCTACTAAGGCTGCTTCTTCGACTTCTGCACAGAACAATACATCATCAAATAATGAAATTTCTGCTATAGGAAGTGATTCCAGCAATCAAAAAAGATCCAATAATAGTGACGGAACTTATACTGTAACAGAAACCTCACAAGATACAAAAGTTGAAAATGGAGTTCGCATTACTTATGAAACAACAATACAGAAAATATATAAAAAAGATGGGACGTTATTAAAAACAAAGAAAATCGGACCTCAAGTCATAAATAAAGAAACTTTAACAGCGGCTGACAGTCCGGATAAGTCCAAAATAAAATCTACACTTGATAAAGAGTTAGCAAGAGTAAGTTCTCGCGTTGAGTTTGATACTAAAAAAGCAAATGATGTTCTAACAAAATTGAACGCCCAAAGAAAAAGTGAAGGATTATCTTCTTTGTCTATGGATACAAGCAGTGAGGCATATAAATTGGCATGTATTCGTGCTGCAGATATGGCGATATATGATTATTCAAGTTCTACAAGTCCAATGTACGGAACATTAAATGATATGTGTAATTTATGGAAAATTAGTTCTTCTCATCCATCTGAAAATATATGGAAAGCACCATCAAAGACAGCTGATGAGATTCATAGTCGTTTCCAGTCAAATGACGGCAGCCGGAAAATAAGAATGTCAAATGGATATTCTAATGTCGGTATCGCTGTAATTGAAAAAAATGGGAATACATATATCGCAGAAATATATCTTTCTTAAAAAAAAATCCCCGCAATAAAATGCGGGGATTTCTACATCTAACTAAGCTCCAAAAACGAGATGTATTTCCTCATCAGTCTCTTCTTTAGCAGGTGTTAAAGGAGAAGAGGAATCATCATTGTCATCTAAGACTACTAGAACAACATCTTCTTGAGGATGAAACATAGAATAATATTCCTCAGCTTCTTTATCATTTATAGAATCTAATACTATTTGGCCAACATGTGCATTTTTCTCGTCTTCCCATTTATTTCCTGTTTCTCCAACAAGGTAACGAGATGATTCTAATTTTTTTAATGCTCTGCTCAATGCTGTTTGCACTTCTGTTCTGTTTATTCCTAATTTTTGTGCAATCTTTGTTGCACTAGAAACTTCTTCTGCTCCAATGCCAAAATGATATTTTATAACATTTCTTTCTATAGATGGTAACTCATCGATTGCTTTATACAATCTTTCAGCCAGTTCATTTTTCATATATAAAAATTCAGGATTTTGTCCAATATCTGAAAAACTAGGACTCTCAACAGGATAAGCTTCCAGGCTGGTAGGCTTTGTAAGATTTATTCTATCCAACTCTTCCTCTACGCATTTTACACTAATACTGGTATAATTTGAAATATCCGATACAGTTGGAGTGAGACCTCTCTTTTTAAAATCTTCGATGCAATTCTTAATCTCATTCATTCTCAGAGAATGATGAGTTGATGATTTGTTTGATACTTCATTTATAAATAATTTAATTTGATGAACGATTGCATAATGTGCCCATGTAGTTGGTAATGACCTTCCGGGATCGTAATCATCAATATTTTCCATGATACCAACCCATGCTTCATGCATCATTTCTTCATAATACTCGGTTTTGTATGTAGAAAAATATCTATTTATTTCAAGTCCAATAAAACCAACCAATTCATCGTATAATTTGTTTTTTGCCGCTGTACACACTGCTTCATTTTCACTGTGGATATCACATTTTATTTGTCTAAAAAGTTCGACTTTTTCTTGTCTATCAGTTGTATATTTCTCTTCAATATCTTTTTTTCTTTTTGCTGACATATCTTTTCCCTCCATAAGCTGTTTTTTATTTCTTTTACCCTTAATCCATCAGGCAGAAATAAAACCATCCGCAATAGCTGTTCTTTTTAATGCATCTCTATTAAATGACTTCATCGCATTTAAATATTCTAAACACCATTTCACTTCTAAGGGGTCTTTTACACAATAATGTGTCGTTTTTCTCCATCTTTCAAAAAGTTCGATAGCATTTTCATTTGTTTTAACATCTACGTCATTTAATAAAAATAGCACGATACTTTTTAATGTAGCACTGTTCATTTTCAGCCCTCCTTCCCCAGTCTCTTATTAGTATGATAGATTAGCATTTCATTCAGGATTGGTGTTCTTTGTATTTCTTATTATACTCTTATTTTAAAAAGGGCATTTTTTCTGTAGAAACTTTTTTTTACAAAACCCGTTTGATCATATTCATGCTAAAAAATCAGACACACTGCTATTCTGACATACTATATATAAGTAATAATAATTATCAAACACATGCAGAAAGCCGTGGTCAACTTCAGCTGCCCGTCGGTGTATCACGAATTAGAGTAGAAAGGAAGAGAATAACTTATGGTAATTTATGGATATAGAATAAACAGTATAGATATGAAAGAAGTTTGGAATAAAATCGCAACTGTACAGAAAAATTTAAACAAAATCGCGTTTAAATTATATCATGAGCAACTGGGCAAGGAGATTGCTTTTTTATGCGATAATATTACTCTTAATGTTCTAAGTCGGGAGGATGGCATATCCATCTATGATTCAGCAGTACAAATTCTTAATCAGCGAATTGATGCCTCGCAAAGGGCTAGAAGCAATACATTATACAATTATAATGTGTTTGCACATATTATTCCATATAAAGAATATACTTACATAAAAATTGTTTCAGCAAATCAAAAACTCCTTAAAGCATTTCAAATCTTTGAAGAATATAGCCTTAGTGAAATGGAGTGTAAAGATCCAAAAAATAAAAAAAAGATAATCTGGGATGAAATTTGTTCTATATGCACGAAAAAAGAGCCTTTTTCTATCAATTTATCCATATCCGATATTGATCCTAAAAAAGAGTGTATAAAATACCCTTCTATATCAGAAAGAGCTGAAATTATTGCTCGATATAATGTACAAAATCATTATCTAAATGAAGTAGCTGCAAATTCAGAAATACCTCCAATTCGCTTAATGCCTTTTATTGACGATATGTTTGAGTTAGTGGGACAACATAAGGAAGATATTGCTCGCGAAAAAGCAGAGCTTCTTAATATCCTCCTCGCTCTTGAAGAACATCCAGAAATCGTTTTTGAGACAGAATGTTCTAAATCTTATAACTGAGTACTCTGCACGTGAACCCTCCCCGCCTAAATCAAAGATTATAGACGGGGTGTGTGCTTACTGGCAGTATATTTTTTTTCATCAAAAATCAGTAGCTGCATGACGTTTCATTCATGTCCATGCGCATAACTGTAGATTTTATGAAAAAGTTATTCTGTTCGTTAAAATTTCATTCTTATAAAAGATGATAAGAAAGATGATATGGAGGAAAACTATATATCATCTTTTTTTAAATTTTATAAGGAGGATTAGAACATGGAAACAATTAATAATGATATTTTAAGTGATGGTTTTCGCCTAGAAGGTTCTTGGGCATCGGATCTTAAAGATGCTCTAAAAAAAATGAACGAATCGACAACGATATTAGAAATTGATTCTTCAGAATTAATTATGTATTCTATCATTGATATGCAGGAGGATAACTTTGTATTAGCCAGACTTTGTCCGGATGAGATTAATAACGAAATGTTTTTTCCGACTACTCGGCAAAAAGAATATTTGAAAAGGGAGGGCAATTATGGGAAATTGCCTATTAAAAGTTTAAAAAATAAGGGACTTACATCCGAACTAATTAGAGATATTTATGAAAATGGGTTCTTTTTTCAAATAAAAGTCAATAAAAGATGTATCACATTAGTTCCCTCAAAATTATTTTTAAGTACCTTATGTAATCAAATGGAATGCGGAAAAATGCAGATTGGTAGAAATATTTTCCGAGACCTTTATCTCTGTTCACTTTTACAAAATAATGGACCGTTTAAGATTATTTATCGTACAGAAAACAAATATGCAGGGCGGCTTTTAGGAGCAACATCATGCAGATTCTTAATCACTCCTGAAGATGCCGTTCAATCTATATGGGATGAACTAAAAAAACACGACAATGACAACTTTAGAATTTATTTTTATAGCATTACACATATGAAGACTGTAATCAATTTCATGAAAGCCTCAGAGATAACCATATGTGGACACAAATTTCATTTTGGATGCCGCTTTTCTTTTTCTGATATAGCAAGAGGTTCCTATTCATTAGAATCAACAATTATCTATGGAGGGGCAATAATTCCGCTAGATGATGTATCTTTAAAAAAGCATGTAGGAAAGTTTTTAGTTAAGGATTTTGTAGAAGATTATTGTAAAAAAAATATAATAAATAAAGTCATGAATAATCTTAATAGAGCTTCCAAGAAAAAAATATCTTCCATAAAAAATACTGTAACCGCATTTCTTAAAAGTGCTGAATTTTCAAAAGCTAATGGAGCGAAAGCAACAAAAGCACTTATGCAGGACGATGATTTTTTTTCATCTATTCCTGATCAAAGTGGTACTGAATTTGACGCTATCTATTGTACAGGAGCAGTTGCAGATTATTACTTGCATCAAAAAACAGAGATACAATATGAAGTATTATGTAAATGTATAGGAAAAGTGTGGAAAGAAGGGCTGAAAAAATATGCAAAATAATATAATATATGATAATGAGAAAAATATCTATATTTTTGGAATGATTTGTGATACAAAAAATGAGGAAGATGTCACTTATTTAAAAGTACGGCCCTTTTTAATGGATGGACCTAATGATATGCGCACAATACGCTGTACATTTGATGCAAAAAAGGCTGCATCTAAATTAACAAGGGGAGATGTGTGCATAGTAAAAGTATGTGAAGATGTAGGAAATCCTGCTAAGTCTGATGCTATAAAATTTTATTCTCCGTATGATACGAGTCTTTATGCTTCTTTATACATCATTTCTGGAGAGTCTATAAAATATATTTCCATTGGAAAGCCCGTATCCCAAGCCTTATGTCCCAATGGCTCTTTATGTCTATCTATAGATGAGAACAATCGTACAAAAAATATTCTATTTACTCCATCAAAAAGACAGGTAGCCTTATCGAATATTCTTGTTGCTTTAGAAGAAAATAGAATACTTGCTGTATTTCACAAAGGAAAAGATGGTATGCAGGTAAATGTTATGTAAGTTATTATATTAAGCTTACACGGAGCTCCAATAATGGGGCTCTTTTTTATTTATTACTTTAGGCAAAATTTCATACTAAAAAAGAAGAAAGATTGTGGAAGAAAGGAGGTTTATAACACAATTCTGTTATTCTTCAAAAAAACGATATCTCACTGACATGAAGTGAAAAACTGTCGGAAAAACATCGGCACTCATCCTCCGCATAAAGGATAGCGACTGAGGATTAAAGTAAACAAGATTATAAAGAAAGGAAATTATATGTTAAAGATTAAAGATTTTGAACTGGATAAGACTAATAATACGGTATTACTAATCACAAGAGTGGAAGAGAAGGAGACTAGAGCCGGAAAACCCTATTGTTGTATTGAATTTTCTGATGGAGAAAGTACAATCAAGGCTAATGCCTGGGATTCTACAAAAGAAGGATTTACTTCAAAATACCCAGAAAGAACTTTAGTATCCGCAACACTTTATACAAAATTATATGAAGGAAGAACAGATTATCAATTACAAAGCTGCTCTGCACCTACTGAGCCAGCAGAGATTCAAGATTTTATCATTTCGGCACCAGAAAAACCAGAAAAAATGTATCAATTACTTGTTTCTTATCTAAAAAATTGCAGAGAGGATGAGTGGGGAATTGTTGATTTAACACAAGAAATTTTGGAAGAAAATAAAGATAAACTTCTTATGTGGGGGGCAGCAAAAGCAATCCATCACAACTTTTATGGAGGACTCTTATATCATACTCTTTCAATGGTTCAGGAAGCCTATGTAACACAAAAAGCAAATAAGAGATTAAACAATGAATTACTTATTTGCGGAACAATTTTGCATGATATTGGAAAACTCCGAGAACTAACTACTGACGAGATTGGTGTATCTGACTATACGATAGAAGGTCGCCTTATAGGTCATATAGTATTAGCAGATGAAATGATATTAGAAAAAGTTTTCCTTGCTAAACAGGAGGGACATCCATATCCTAGTGAAAAAGTATCCATGCTTCGACACATGATACTTTCTCATCATGGTACAACAGAATGGGGAAGCCCAGTCGCACCTGCAATCTTAGAAGCTGAAGTATTGCACCAAATTGACTATATGGATTCAAGATTAATCCAATATACGGATGCATATAACAAACTGGAAGCAGGAGAAATGTCTGAGCGAATCTACGGATTAGGTTCTAGCGTTGTGCGCCCTGGCTTTTATAAAAATAGTTAATAGCTGAACATTTTTATTTTTTCGCCAAGTAAACAGATATTGTGTTCCATATATCCGAAGGATTTATTCCTTCGGATTTTTACTTTATACAGAAAAATTATCTTTCTCGTCTTTCTGTCATTCTAATAATAAAGAATATATGCGAAAGGAGACGAATAAATGTCTAATTATAGAAAATTTAATGAAGAAGTTCTTAGAGAAGTAAAACAGGAATGTAAAAAATATAACTATTGTGCAGAATTACGTTTTAATGAGATTCACATTCAGACCAAATTTGAATCGTGGTACTTTGTTCCAAACGAATGCGGCATCATTAAGCTAATGCATGGAAACACTATTGGACACATTTCTGAACGATTTCACAAGCAGTTTTCTCGAAAAATGTCTTATAAAGATATGGTTCAGTATATACACGAACACGAAACGTCAAAATATACAAACCATGTTTTCACTTTTACATTTACAAAGACAGGCGGAATGAAAGCATATGCTTAACAAAAATTTTTTTTATAAAATCTGTCTGACTTTTACAGAAAAATCGGATAAGCAAGATCCCCCTACCTCTTTAGGCTGTGGGATGAATTGTAAAATTCGTGTAACGTCAGCGGTGGCGGAGAGAATAGCATCTCCCACTGACATGAGATTAATCCCTGCCGGAAGAAATATCGGCATTCAGCCTCTGTATAAGGGATACCGGCTGCGGATTAAAACAATATTCTCCTACGTTATTTTTTTATTTAATTCTCTCATCTATCATTCTTTTTATGTATGAAAGTGCAATAGATGAAAGGAGGATAATTTTTGTATTGTACGAATTCATAACAATAAATGTAAGGAGGAATAAAAAAAATGTGGGAGAAAAATAAAGATTTTAAAAGTATAACAGATGTTGTTCAATATCATACCGGAATGTTATCAGAAGAATTTTTAAATCCCCCGAAAGATCCACATATAAAAAATTTAAGAGATGCTGTTATCTTGACCCAAACATTTCTAAAAAAGGGGCTTCATGTTGCAATCATTGCAGATTATGATGTTGATGGCATTCTTGCTGCCATTAATCTTTATGAAGGATTAAAAGAATATATCAAGCAAGCAGGACTTACAAATAAACTTATAGTTCGTTTTCCTAAGAGATTTTCTGAAGGATATGGACTCAGCTCAAGAATTATAGATGAAATTCCCTGTGGATATTTTATAATCACCGTTGATAATGGCATCGCTGCTTTGGAACAAATAGCACAAGCAAAGAGAAAAGGAATTCCAGTGATTGTCACAGATCATCATTTATGTTCCGATACAAGCCTTCCAAGTGCAGATATCATTGTTGATCCAAATGCAATAGGAGGTTCTGAGTTTGCAGGATATTGCGGTGCAGCAATTGCATATCGCTTTGCAAAGACACTTATTCCTAAAAATAAAAAACTACTTGAACAACTCTTAGCTCTCACAGCTATTGCAACGATCACTGATGTAATGCCGTTATATGGAGATAATCGAAACATTGTAAAAAGAGGTTTAAAACTATTGAACCAGCGAAAAGTTCCCTACGGAATGAATGTATTACTTAATCTTCTACGTATCGAATATATCCAAGAAGATGATATCGGGTTCAAAATCGGACCAGTCCTTAATGCTGCTGGACGATTGGAAGACAATGGAGCAGAGAAGGTGTTTAATTTATTGAAAATGAAGGAACCTAATAATCCAATGTTAGAGAGTGATCAAGAAGCATACACAGCTGCGTTAGAGTTGATTGAACTTAATAAAAAAAGACAGAATATTGTAAAAGAATCTATGGATAAGATTCAAGAAGACTATCCAGATGATGTATTAGCCAATGAACGATGTATCGTTCTATATGACAGTTCTTTCAATGAAGGAATTATTGGGATATTAGCAGGAAAATTAACTGAAAAATATGATGTTCCCGCTTTTGTTTTTACAGATCCTATATATCCTAAAAAAATTGGGTTATACAAAGGGTCTGGGCGCAGTGCAAGGAATATTCATTTAAAGAATTTGTTAGATAAGAACAAAGACTTATTAAATGGCTATGGGGGTCACGCAGGAGCCGCTGGACTGTCTATTGATAAGACAAAGTTATCTCAATTTTCTCAGCAGGTTAACCTTCAACTTTCAGATATTGTTTTATCTGATCATAGATGTTTGAGATATGATTTGGAGATATCTGCATCAGAAATCCCTTATTACATGGATGAACTTCAAAAATTTGCTCCGTATGGAGAAGGTAACCCTAATCCGGTATTCTTGATACATGATTTTTATCTTTCTCCGCGAAATGGTCATTTTTTTCAGAGAATCGGACAGAATGCAGAGCACATCAAACTATACGGCAATAACATGGATGCTATTGGATTTGATATGGCTGAACGCTTTATTAACAATGAAGTCCCGAAGCAAATTGATATAATTGGAACCCTGTCTTTTAATTATTTTAACAATAGGAAGAAAATACAAATTGAGATATTTGATTATCTTTCTATTAAAAAAGAAAAAACTCCATTTATGGAATCACTGGAATCCCTTCTGACTTTATAACATTCAGAAGGATATTCGGGATTAAAAATTATCAAGGAGAACGATACGATGAATACAAAAAATTTTAAAGAAGTAACTAGACAAGTAGCTGTAATCAAAACACAGAATCGAACTTTAGCTATCTATGCAAATCTCCGTCCTGTCAGCATAGAATCAGGAGAAGATTTTATGACAATCATTGATGGAAAGTTTAAGTTGGACTTGAATGATTTCTCAAATGGAAAAGGGGATAACGCAAAACACATCCAGTTTAATCTGGATATTAAAGATATTAAATATCTTTATGCAAGAGCGAAAATGTTTGATATGCCCATGCCTTATAATATTATTAAAAATTATACCATGCCAGAGGCTATTATAAAGGATGGTCCAGATAAAGGAAAAGCAAAAACAAAAAAGATTTTTATCAGTAGAACTTCGGTAGATGAAAAAACTGGAAAGCCAATGCGCTCTCCATGGGCAATCCAAATAGAAAATGGAGTGTCCAGACCGAAAAATGGTGGACGCAGTTCAGTAGAAATAGAACCAAACTCTTATCAATGCAGAGTAAGAGGATATATGCGAATAAATGATATCGATTTCTTAGATTTTATTGATAAGGCATATACTTATATGGAGGAATACCGTCATATTATTGCTCAGGATATTGTTCCAAGAGGAGAGAAAATACTGGACGAAATGCAAAAACGAAGAGGAAATACATATAATACTGTTCCGCCAGAGGAGTATATACCAGAAAGTCCAGGGCTAGTTAGCTCAGAACAACCAGAAGAAAATTTTTCAAAATCTTCTAATGCTCCAGTATCAACAAACTCTGCTACACAATCCAATAAAAGACCTCAATTGTATGAGGTTGTTGCTATCATTGGAGAACTGCAGGGATACGAAGATTATTTCCTGTCTAATTGTTTGATTAACAATAAGGAATATCTTATCTATTTTTATCCGCAATATATAACTAACGCCTTACAGGAGGCAATACGTCTAAAAAAAGCGACTAACATTTATGTTTATAAAAAAGAAAAAAATATTCTTTTCTATAAATTGGCCGCACCAAAAAAATAATACACCTACAATACATTAATTATAACGAAGACCTATTGAAGAAAATTCAATGGGTCTTTTTACATTCTATCATACTATTAACGAAAGGATGTGAAAATAATGATAAAAACAGATAGTTGGAACACTGTAACTTTACTTTGTGGTAATCATGGAGAAGATTTCAGTCATAAAATGCAATTAAAAGAAGGACCGCATTCTTTGTTTTATTCTTGCCCCGAATATAAATCTATTTATGGAACAAATCATGAGGGTCGTTCTTGTAACAACAGGTTAACATTAGTTGATTTTGAACGGATGCTCAATCATCTTAATGAAAAATCTTATGCTCCGTTTGGTCAGGAAGTAAACTTGACCGATTATACATGGACAGAAAAGGGAGTAACATACAAAGTGTTAGAACATAAAGGCGGAAGATATAAGGTTCTTATGTTAAATAAAAAAGCGGTATCTAAATAATAACAATAGAATTACATTACAAAAAGGAGGACCGTTTAAAGACGGTGGTGAATTTTTCTTTGGATTAAAAATTCAGGATATTTTTCACCTAAATTTTAATGAATGATATTCAACGTCAACAAATTCGTGACCTTAGAAATGCTGGATATAGTTATAAAAAGATAGCTCAAAAGCTAGAAATAAATGAAAATACCGTTAAGACATATTGTAAGAGACATGGACTTGGGGGTATTGCAAAAGCACCAGCTTCTATTAATGAACCCTTTCATCAGTGTTTGTATTGTGGAACAGATATCCAGCAGCAATTAGGAAGAAAACCAAAAAAATTTTGCTCAGATATATGTAGAAATAAATGGTGGAATGAACATCCAGATAAAGTAAGGCGTAAAGCATACTATCATTTAATATGCAGACATTGCAAAAAGGAATTTATCTCTTATGGGAACAAAGAAAGGAAATATTGTTCGCACAATTGCTATATTCGCGAAAGATTTGGGGGTGATGAAAATAAAAAACAAATCATGTGAAAATGAAAAAAAATATTATGGAACGATGATTGTTGCATATCAACTATTAAAACAAAAAATTATCACAACTGAAGAATTTAAACAAATTGGAGAATTATTTCAAAATAAGTATAAAATTATCACAACTGAAGAATTTAAACAAATTGGAGAATTATTTCAAAATAAGTATAAAATATCATCTC